CGCAATCTTCTTGTGGTTGACGAAGATGAAGGCTGTATTACTGCCGTTCAATTTACGGATAAGCTGCTTCATCCAGCTGGTCATAGCCTTAGCCTGGGCGAGGCGGGTGGACATAGTCTGTTCATTGTCTGCCGCGAGCTCGTCGTTCGAGACTAGAGCCGCGAGAGAATCCACGATAATCAAATCATAAGAGTCGTCTTTAGCGTCTAGAACATCGTTGATGATGCCCCAGATAGTCTCGATAACATTCTCGCAGATACAATCGACGCCGTGCTCACGGAGGAACCTAAACTCGTCTGATGGAAGCGAGTTCTCGGTATCGATGTAGAGAGCTTTAATCTCTGGACGGACGGCGATATTCTTGCAGAAGCGAGACTTGCCGACTGAGCTCATACCGTAAACCTCGGTGATGCAGTTGCGCGGAATCCCGCCCCCACCTTCCTGGATGAGATTATCTAGTTCGTCGTAACCAGTAGGGATAAATGTACGATTATTGATAAGCTCCTCATACTCGGCCATGGTCTGGAGGCCGCGGCCTTTGAGGATATCGTCCAACGACATTTAGTCTTCCTTGTATTCGTCAGCTGGCACTTCGATGTTGTAGTGGTCGGCTTCGCGTTTTGCCCATTCCTCATCACCACGATGGGTAGGAACGACGCCCCAGTCTTCCATAGACTCAACGATGTTATCCCAGTTTGGTTCGGCGTCGTCGCCTTCTCCCTTCATCTCGCAGCGTTCAATCTTGTAGCGCTGAGCTAATACATAATAGAACTCCGCCTTCTGATCGTCCCAGAGCTTGCGAATCTCATACTCGCCAAGTGAAACCTGGCGCACATCTTTTGGCGGTTTGTAAGCAAATTGATTATCCATAAATCCTCCTATGGAATTAAGTTGATTACTTATTATTATAGCAAGAAAAAGACCCCGTTAAGGGGCCTTAGGGCGGCTCAAATGTATCTCACAGTCTCCAAACAACTGGCATCGGCTAATAATAAAAGTAGCCTCCGTCATCGACAAATCGTCCTTGTAAACATAAATCTTCTCACCCATATCAGTAAGATTTGGCTTGATATCTTTGATTAATTCCCAGAGCATAAGTGAATCGATTGGCCCGTCAATTGTGATGTTGAGCTTCATAGTTAACCACGAATCCGAGTTGCGCCATCATGGCGATAGCGAACTCTGCGGTCGGAGCGTTGAGTATTAGCCAGTTTAGAGCTTCCTTTAAATCAAGCTCATGGTCTAATCTCTTGAACTCCACGAACATTCTTTGAGCTTCTTCTTCACTTATGGCTGGGGCCGGGCCTACAATCTGGTGTAGTGCCGTGTGCATATCATCTGGTATCTCATAGACAAAAGCCTTGCGGAGTCTATGAGCATAACCTTTGTTGAATCGCTTACGATAGAACAGTAAGTGATGTGAGGAATATTTCATAGAACCACCTCCTAAAGAGCGAACCGTCCTAATTCAAGTATATCAAAAATACCGGCAGGGACGGTCTGCCGGTAATTTTATTGTATCACTTTATATCTTCCACCCCGACGATGGCGCCTGGGCCCGCCGGCTTCTTCACCGTAGGCTTTGGGACGTCATTCAAGAATGGTTCTGTCTGATATGGGGCGCCCGGGACCCTGTCCCTGTAGTTCGGCATCGTTGGCCATTGGGGTTGTTTCTCGAGTCCGGCGGCAAAATCAACTAGCGTCTGAATCTTTAGAAGCTTCTTGTCGGCAGTGTCCTTACTCTCGAGAATCTTCTTCAAGTTGTCAATCAAACTATTATACATTTAGAATCTCCTTAAATTTTTCAGCGACCTGGGTGGCGGCGCCAGCATTAATATCGACCCAACGGTGCTTGCCGTTAGTTAATTTGTTATCGACTAAAACTCCGTAGGTGTGCTTGCTTAATAGCGGAATCTCCTTGTTGAGCCCCTCTTGCTCTAGGTATCTCTTGGCGATCGTAGAAGCCTGGGGAGTAATCTGGTTTAATTGACGGGCCGAGATGTTAACATATTGTAATACAGTAGCTAGTCTAGCTCGGACCGAGCCGCAGCCACAGTGCATAAACGTCGGGGTCAGCATCTCGATGTGCCCGTCCTTCTCTTCGAATCCTGGTGTAGTGAACATATACATAATCCTATGATATTACGATTCCGTCGAGGATGTCGGCGGAGTTTGCGTCCTTATTACGGTTAATGCCTGCCCAGTCTTCAGCCTTATCAACAACGGAGGTCTCAAGATTCCGGCGCTGGTTCTCCGAGGCTTTAATCTTATCATCGAGAGTTTCAGCTTGGTCAATTAATTCGTTGCCGGTCTGGAGAAGTTTACTCTGGGCTTTAAGAGTCTGGGTCTGGATGTCCTGAAGCTCCGCGGCCAAAGCCACCTTGTGATTATTCGCCATAGTGTTAATGAGAATCTGGTAGGCTTCGGAGTTCTCCATAGTCCTGATAGTCTGGGGGTCGTTGCGGCCGAGAACCTGGAGGGCCGCATCCTTCTTACTCTGACCCGCAATCGTCAGGGCAATATAGTCTTTTGCGTCTTTCAGGCTTGTCTTCTTTGCCATTATTTTTCCTCACGTTAGGTTTAATACTAGCCGCGGCGTTGAACGCCACATTATTCAGATTGCGAGAAGCATTACTCAGAAGTATCAGCGGGAACATCCTTCTTCCTTTCCGCCGCATTCACCTTGACGACCGTCTTCATCATGCGATTGATAGCATCACTACAGCCAGAGTCGATGATATCCTGGTTGGATTCGAAGTTTGGCTGGCGGAGGTTATCGGTCTTGATAAGCGAGTAGAGCGAGAGCAGCGAGGTAGCGTCAATCACGTGGAGGGTGTTGCTGAGAACCTGGAGGGCTTTCTCGGCCGCGGCCAACCGTTCCTCGAGGTCAATCTTGTCCTTAGTGACCGAGCCAGCCAAATCCATCAAGTAATCGATTTTTTCTTTATCGGTCATCTTGTCGAAATCTTTTTCCATATCTTCTCCTTACCTGTTCTCCATATAATTAACGTAATCACCGTCGCTTGCGTATTTATTAGTAATCTTATTCTTCCACCCGCCGTTCACCCACTCCCAATGTTCACACCTATTCTTGGCGAGACCAGAGTAAATCCCCTGGCAGCATTCCGGCAACTCACCATCGTCGAGATTCCGATACTGCGCGTATGGGTCATTCGACTGGGCATCGAGGTGCTCGAGAAGTTGGTCTGCCTCGGCGGCGAGGTCCTTAGTATCGATGTGGGCTCCGGCGAGCCACTCGATGTAATCAGCAAGGGTCTTCCCCGCGCCCTTCGCCTGCTCCTTGAGTTGCGAACGGACAGACTCTTTGATGTTCACCTTCACATATTGGTCTTGTTCCATTATTTCTCCTTTATGGAACATATTATACTACGTTTGGAACATGAGATGGAACATCATGGAACATATTTTGGAACATAGTTTGGAACATAAAAGTTTATAAAAAACTCGTGAGAGGTAGTACCCCCACACACATATCGACGCTAAACGCGTCTCATTCTCATCATATTAACAGGGGTGGGGGGCTCTCCGTCGTGCTTGTTTATTATTTTGCGGGCGCGTATGGCCGGCCGGTATTATAAGAGGGCGCGGGCTTCTTTTATTCTTTTTAGAGAGAGGGGCGGGTCTCTTATGGGCTATTATATAGGCGGTATATAGAACCGATACAGGGCGTGTGGGGCGCGGGGCGTATATGGTGGGGCGCGGGGATCCCGAAAAATAACAGGGGTGGGGCGCGGCTTTTTAGACTTTTTTTAGACTTTTTGCATTTTAGGGCTTGACTTTTTGTATATTATGGCTTATAATGGGGGCATACCTTAAAAAGTTAAAACGAAAAAACGCGGGGCGCGATATTGAATATACGCATGGCGCGGGGCGTTTTAGGTTATAACTTGCGGTATACAATCACGGGGCGGGCGGACATTATAGACGGACGGACGGGGCGGGCGCGTCAATTATACAATGACGGTTAAACGGGGAAGCGGGGACGCTTCACAGGGTATATTTTGACGGGCTTAAAGCGGACGATATGAGGGGCGCGGGGCGCGCAATCCTTCCCCTTAGACGTCAAGGCGCGTACTTTACAATCAATGGCGCAAGCATAACACAAGCGGTTATATGGGGCGGGGCTTGCGGGTTAGAGATAGCCACGGACTAAGCGGGCTAGCGGTGCTAGCCTGGCGGGCGGTGGCATGGCGCAACTAGAGGCGCGGGGTTATGGGCGAATTAACGGACACGTGAAAAGCCGGCAAGCCATAACCACTTATGCTTTGCATACAGATATAGAGGCGATGCGATGGCTTCTATATCTGTTAAAAAGCATAAACGAAAGGATGGTAAAATGACACGCAAGCATTTTAACCTTATAGCGGAGATGATAGCTAATATCATAACCGCGGAAGAGATAGGGGGAAGCGCACGCGATAGCAAAAAAGCTATCATCGAAGCGCTAGCAAGCACTAACGCGAACTTCAACGCAACGCGTTTTTGGGAAGCGGTAGAGCGTAAAGTTTTAGAAAATAGAGCAATAACGGAGTAGAAAAGATGGTGTTAATTTTGCTAGGAATTTTAGGAGCATTAAGCCTGTTATTGTGGGCGCTTGCAATTGCGGCGCTCATTATTGAGACGATAAAAGGTAATTAAGGAATAAGAAAATGAAAGAAGCAATCAAGATACTAGAACACAAGCGGAATGAATGGCGGGAGCGCGGGGAATTTTACAGGCGAGCAAGCATGAAAGCACACGTCAATGATGACTACGAAGCCCGCGACGAAGCACGGAAGCAAGCACAAGAGGCCGTCGACAATATCAACGCGCTAAACTATGCAATTGAGGTGCTAGAAAATTCAGACGCAATTTAGGTATTGAAAAAGAAAGACAAGTATGCTATTATAAGAGTATAAAGCAATTCAGAAAGGAGCAAAAAATGAATATGCTAGTTAAGCGCGTCGAGGGCGCGGAGTATTTAATCAAGGATTTTATGGCTACAAGCATGAGCCGCAAAAAATTCGAAGCGCTACAAGCAATCAATCAAGAGAAGCTAGGTGATTGGGAGTGGTGCGACGATATCGACTGGACGTGGTGGGATAGAGTACACAAGAAGCTAACGCCGTCGGCAATCCGTCGCGCGGACTTCAGATTCGATATATCAACTAATAAAGTACAGGAGTGGTAATTATGGACGGAGCAACAGTTAAGAAGATACGCGAGGCGTACAAGCGCGCGCTAGACGCGTCGCGCTATTGGCACAATCAACGCAACAGACGTCCGCGCGCCTTTACGAAAGAGGTATATTTTGCGGACGGCCAAGAGTGGGCGTGGCACGACGTAGCTAATATGCTAGGCGTCGAGCTATACGACGAAAACTTAAAACTAATTGAGGAGTAATTATGGACGATATTAAAACAACGCAAAAAGAATTGCGGGAGTTGGCGCGCAAGCTAGCGCAACAGGGATTGTGCAATGTACAACCAATGGGCAGTAAAGAGTGGTTCGCTAAACGCGACCGCCAAGACTACACCCGTATAGCGTACGCCAAAAACAACTACGGTATTGTGGCGGAGCTTTACTATATGAAAGGAGATAAGGAGTTTTGCTATGTCTAGACCATACAGAGATAACTACACGGAAGAAGAGTGGGAAGAAAAAATTGAAAGCCGCGTTAAGGCTATTAATGAGTTGGCGCCGATGGGTGGCTTCTATTTTGACACAGATTATGCGTACGGTGGCTGTCGCTTGACGAAAGTTAAGGGCGGAACAGGTGGCGCGGCTGACCTATCACGTCGCTACTATTATGACGACGAAGAAGAGGCAGACTATGACGATATGTGCGCAATGCTAGACGCGATCATCGCAGTATTGAAAGCCAAGCGCGACAATGAACAAGGCAAAAATGAATGGTAAAGGAGAATAATTATGAAATTTTATGTGTTAGAGAAAGAGGCACTCGACGAATTGTGGAGCGCCGAGACACTCGGGGAGATAGTCCGTATTGGCTTTAACCGAGTTGATGTGGAAGATACGGACGGCAAGTTGTATAACTGTTATGACATCTCGGGCGATAAGGTTCGGGGCGAAGCGTGGGACTACCACGAACAAAAGACCGAAGTTAAATGGTTCGACCTTGACACGCCAATCGACAACGGCACAATTTATCTCGACCGAGACGAAGACCGCTACACAATTATTAATGTAAAGATTTTAAAGGAGGCATAATGAGAACGATTAAGATGACGACCGATGATTTGAACAAGCTATTAGCGGAAGCTAAGAAGTTCAAGCATTTTATTATTTATGATAGCGACCAAAACACGGACGGCGAGGGTGTGTGGCATTGCGACGTCGAGCTAACAAATGACCTAGACAATAGCTATTACGACAGCACAGAAAGTATGTGGAGCTTCGAGGAGGCATAATGTTAGTGATGATATTTAATATTGGTTTGGCTGGCGGGATTATTGCGCTAGCTTGTAGTGGCAGAGGTTATGTCGGTAGTTATTCGTGCGAGTGCGAGGAGTGCAACCGACACAGCCGAAAGCTACGAGAATATAACGACCATAAATTAAGGAGCGTTGCGATCGCCACAGCTCTATTTGGTATGGCGGTTTTGTCGGGCGCGCTCATTCTTTTAATAGAAGCGGGAGTAGATATATATTAAGGTATTGACAAAGGAAGACAAGTATGATAATATTAAAGCATAACATTACTCAGAAAGGAGCAAACGATGAGTGATTTTTTAGAAGATAAGGCAAATGCGCTGAGCGAGAAGTATGAAGCGCTTAACCAACTAGAACGGGAGTCGATGGCGGACTTAGTAGAATGGGTAGTCAATAATCTTGACGGCACACCATTGATTTTCAAAAACAAAAATCAGCAAGGACGTTTTGAAAAATTAGTTAAGGAGTATAGAGAGGTTTAAGATGAGTAAGATTAAAGATTTATATGCGGAAGTCGAGGGTATCGACGACCTCAAGCCAACATATAACCGTGAGTTTTTCGACAAGGTTCAGAAAGCCGACGAGGAACGGGCGGTTGAATATATATTTAAGAAAGGCAAGGAGTGGGACGGCGCGCGCCGATACTTTATGGAACACGCTGACTTCGAATATGGCATTAACGATGAGGGGTTAAAGGAACTTTACTTTGAAAACTTTACCGAGCTGTGTGATAAGGCGGCGATGGAATTAACGGACGGATTCATTGAAGACGAACACTTTGATATGGACGACAACCAGTATGACCGTATCACTAATAAGGTTGGCGACCTGCTAGCTGATTATTATGCGGACTTGGAGTCGGAGTTGATTCACGACGAACTCGAAGACCGAGCGGGAGCACAAATGCAACGCGAATCATATAACAACTTAACACTACCAAAGGATTAAGTATGAACAAGAAAACAATTAAAGCTATCTTAGATGTGATTAAAGATGTGAGTGATCGTCCTGGATTGTATGGCGCGCAGTTTGCGAGCCACGACCATATATCAGGTAGCCCATATGCCTATTTCACAGATGGCTATGTTGTAATTCGCTTGACTTGCGGAGAGTATGATGGGCTACGACCTATCAATATGGATATGTGGATAGGCGGCGAGCAACTAAAAGAACTTTACAAGAAGATGGGCGCGCGCGATGTGTGCTTAGAATTCAAGGACGATGGTGGCGACCACCCAGACTTTACGAAAGCTTGGGCAAAGTGGGTACAGGGCGAGCGAGATAAAAGCCCTGTCGCAATCGACCCGAGTGTATTCAAGAAGCTAGCGCCGTTCGGACATATGATTATGTACCACACAGACAAACGACTAGTGCTGTTTAGCGGGCGCGGCGTGAATGCTATCGCCTGTCCACTAACACTCGATGCAGAAAAAGAATTGAAAGGAGTTTAATATGCAGATACCAATTGAACAGGTGTGGGAGTATGAGTTCAAGCCGACAGATACGATGAGATTACTACACGCATTCAAGAATGTGTGGGAGAATCAAGGCGACGAGATTACTCTCGAGCGCAGGGGCGGGAAGATATTCGCAGTGCGTAGAGAAAAAGATGAAGAAGAAGATTTATTAAGTAAAGTGTTTGGCAGGGATCCACTAGATGGCTTCCCATCAATCAGAAAGGAGAACTAATGGCACACGCACCAGAAGATAGTTATTATACTAAGAACCTTATGGTAAAGATTACCGAAAAGCAACGCTTAATGCTCGGGATTATGGTGGAAGTGTTGGGCGAGAATCGTAGCTCGATTGTCCGCCGTCTGTTAATGGTCGAGGCAAAGAAAGTTGCGGCGCAGCTAGAAGGTGAAGAGCTTGAATTATGGCTCGACCTTATCAATCAGATCGAAAAGGAGGAAGACTACCACCAGTTTTTGTGGGCGGAAGCAATTGAAAAAGGCAGACGTGAAGCTTACCTCGAACGCACCGGTATCGAGCTAGATGATGTAGAGGCACGCAAGCTATCTAACGACGCTATTGCACAGCGCAACTGGCACAGGAAGAAACGTATCGAAGCACGCATGAAGAAGCTAAAAGAATTGGACGAGCAGTATGGGATTGAGAAGCTACCAGATTAAAACAGTTGATGATATGTTGTCAGAATTACAACATTACACAGGGCCTTTCGTCATCAACCTGCATCAAGGTGGTGGTAAGAGTTGGATTATTGCAGAGGTTGCGAAGCGTGTTGGCAAGTGCCTGGTTCTATGTATGAGTAAGGAGCTTGTCGAGCAGGACGCCGAGAAGATCAGGTTGGTCGGGGCGGATTGTTCAATCTATTCAGCAAGTTGTGGCGAGAAGATTATCTCGGACATTACAGTCGCGACTATCAATTCGATTCGCAAGGTGCCTCAGTATTGCCAAGGATTTGACCTAGTGATTATCGACGAGTGCGATTCATTTCCGTGCGACGACAAGAACTCTATGTATTCAAAGTTCTTTAAGGTGGTTAAGAAGCCGGTGGTTGGGTTGACCGGCACGGCATTCCGCACGGCGTATAGCTATTCAAGATTACGTGATGGCGATGTGATTCAGACAACGCATATCAAAGCACTGAACCAGTTCAAGTTCTGGAGGAAGATTATTAACGAAGCTACCTACCAAGACTTGAAAGACCAGGGGTATCTGGCGCCGATCGAATATAGTGTGGCTAACACAGATGTATCTATGCTTCGAGTGAATAGCACCGGGCTTGACTATACAGAGGATTCATTGGCTGACTATGGCGTAACGAACCGTCGCCGTGTGGTCGAGTGTATTAATGGCGCATTGAATGTTTGGAAGTGCAAGCGCGTATTGGTGGCAGTTCCGAATATTGAAGAGGCCGAGGCGATTGCGAGTATGTGTGGCGCCGGCGTAGTCCATTCGAAGATGACGAAGCGTGAACGTGCGGGGATCGTTAGCAAGTTCAGGAATGGCGAGATTAAAGTCATTGTGCAGGTGCTAGTCTTGAATGTTGGCTTTGATTTACCGGCACTTGATTGTGTAATATTTGCAAGACCATCGAAATCATTGCGTATTTGGGCGCAGTTCGTAGGTCGTGGCATTCGCATTGACCCTGACGACCCGGATAAAGTTTGTAAGTGTATCGACATGGGTGGTATGCTCAAATTATATGGTCGGATTGAAGACGTAAAAGTTAAGGGCGGCGCAGTTTACGGAACGTATGGGTCGATATCTGACAAAGCTCTTAACCGTGTAAATATAAGTGAAATGAAAAGGAGGTTCCATTGAAAAAAGAAAAGCGATAAGTTCGATAATGTATTACTCGGGCTCGTTATTGGGGCGGCGCTAGTCCTCATTGCGATGTTTATTATGATATCTGCGATGCCGACCAAGCGTACCCCTAAGGCAATAAAGTATAACCTTAATTGTGTGGCTGGGCGCAGCCGCAATCCATTACAGGAGTGTAAAGAATGAAACTACGCAATAACAATACAAGAGAGGTGAAGGCGGTAAATCACGCAAAAATACTAGTTCATTTTAGCGATGGGACAACAGATGCATTTAACTCTGTAAAAGAGCTAACAGATAAGTATAGTGATTACACCGAGCCACTTATCAAGGACGAGAAAATACGCAAAGCAGTTCGAGCGTGGGCAAAAGCAAATGGCTTTAATACAGCTAGATATAGTTCAGTTAATGATTGCTTCTGCCATCAAGGGAATATGATGTTCATAGAGCCATCATATGAATTAGAACAGTTAGACTTTCTTGGCTATAAGACCATCGCCGAACTCTGCGGAGAGGAAGAATAATGACCGAGTTTGAGCGAAACTACAAACTAAAAAGTAGCTATGAGCTTTTAAGTGATAATGGAGCGACTAAAGACAACCCAGATATATACACGCTGAGGTTATATTGTCCGAGGTGTGGCTCTATCACACAAGAATACAAGTATATAAAAACCGACGACTATATTTCTGGCAGCAGTATGGCGTTCGTCGCCGCAAATGACCTAGAGAAATCCCATATAGAACTGCATAGATTAGCTGACATAGGCAAATCAGTGGAAAATTTTATGGGACTTATAAAGGAGATAAAATGAGCAGAAGATTGATAACTGATGACTACCCTTGCAAAGCAGTCCGCTACTGGTTGAAGTGTAATAGCGGCAACTCTGCCAAGGTTATCATTAAGGGTAACAGCACAATGTTTATCAGCGAGTATGGCGATATTCTAACTTTTGACCACGTGATAGATTTCAATGATGCTAGGATGTATGACGAGTGAAGAGACAGGGAGTTCAGCACCAAAGCACTCTGCGGAGAGGAGGAAGAATGAGAGAATTAAAGTTTAGAGCGTGGAGCGAAGAAACTCACGCATTGTATTCGAGCGACGATATACGAGAGTTCCCGCTTGAGGAAGTTAGGAATGGTGATGTCTGGACATTCGAGCAATACACAGGCCTCAAAGACAAGAACGGCAAAGAGATTTATGAGGGGGATATTGTAAAGAGGACAAAGCCACATGAGATTTTGAAAAATGTGGAAGAAATTGAAATCTTCAGAATTAGATGGGGGGTTAGAAAAGCTGGTTTTTTCGCATATAACAAGGAGCGAAAAAAACACAGTATGCCAGCGAAAAGGCTTAACGCAAATGACACCTATGAGGTTATCGGCAATATCCACGAAAACCCAGAGCTATTGGAGAAGGAGGAAGAATGAACGAATATGAGGTTGGCGAGATTCCGCCAGAAGAACTAGAGAAGCAGAAGAAGCGACCATACTTTAGCGAGGAAGAGAAAGCGGTGGCAGACAAAGCCGCCAAGCTAATTGCTAGAGATTACGGAGAAGTAATTAAGAAACTGGGGAATGAATAATCACGATGGTGCCTGTGTTTACCTCTCTTACAGCAGGTTAAATGTCAAGTGACGCAGCCATAGCACGGCAGACCGCCGCACCCACTCTTAAATAGGTCTGTCGGCAGGGAAGGTTTCGTGATTGTCCAGCCCTGCAAATACAATAACTACCCACCCCCACCTCCACGGGGGTGGACCATAATTAAACGGAAGGACGGATATGAAATATATCGAAAAGAAATATCAGCAATTAATTGAAGATATTAAAAGCGCGTATGAAGACACTGAACGCGCTTATGGAGACACGTGCGATACTCTAGAATACCACATCGATGAACTTAAAAAGATCATCGCTGAAAAAGATGAAGAGATCGAGAAGTTAAAGGGCGGAGACCAGAAAGAGGCCGACGAATGCAAGCGCCTCAAAGAAGACTTGGCCGCAGCTCACGCCTCAGCAGAGGCGTGGGAAACTAGGTTTTACACGCTAGTTCACCAATACGGCATCAACCTTAATAGACCTGTCGAGAAGAAGAATGTGGAGAAAGCGAAGGGGCAGGTCAAAAAGGATGGGCGCGGGAAGTATGAGCGCAAAACTTTTATCGTTACCTGCGGAGACTGCGGTGTTCTATTCGAAGCAAAAGGTGGTAACGCTAAGTATTGCCCAGATTGTAGAAAGGCTCGAATCTCTGCTCGTAGCCGTGCCTGGAAACTAAAGCACAGAAAAAATAAATAAGGAGATTTTATGATTAACAAAGGGCTGTTTACCAGCACCACACCCGAATGGAGCACGCCTCAAGCATTCTTCGACAATCTAAATGACGAGTTCCACTTCGATCTCGACATCGCAGCAAGCGATGACAATCATAAATGCGACCGCTATTATACTAAAGAGACTGATGGTCTAGCTCATCAAGACGAATGGTCTGGCACTATCTGGTGCAACCCACCTTATGGTCGAGTCATCGCTGAATGGGTGGCGGCGTGTGCTCGGTATAGGGGGGGGGCAGTGCGTGATGCTTTTGCCGGCACGCACGGACACAAGATGGTTCCACGATTATATCTACAATGATCCTGCAGTAGAAATCAGATTTATAAAAGGGCGCCTACATTTCAACGACAGTAAAGAGTCGGCCCCATTCCCAAGCATGGTCGTTGTGTTCAATCATTTACAACAATAACAATAGATGTTATAATTATAAATACGATAGTAATCATTCTGTCGTAAATAAACTTTAATACTTTCATGGTAACCATATCATGGGAAAGGACGGAATTATGATTGTGATTTTTTAGCACCCACTTTTTAGGTGGGTTTTTTATTACTAATTTTTAAGGAGCAAATATGCAACACAGTATTATTCCAAACGCAGCTAAACTAATCGAGAGCTTGCGCTATTTAACTTACACTAACGAAGCAGCGATTGCAGATATCGTAGACAATTCTTTCGATGCTATGGCAGAGAATGTTAACGTCTATATCAAACGCGACGACTGCATCCTAATCTCTGATGACGGGTATGGCATGGATAAAGACACCTTGACCGAAGCTATCAAGCTCGGGTCCGACACACAGAAAGAACAGTCCGATCTTGGTCGGTTCGGTATGGGATTGGTCACGGCCGGAATCTCCATGGGCCGTCGCATTGAAGTGATGAGCAAAGTTGCTGGCGGCGAGCCGCATAAGATTGCCCTCGACCTTGGGTTAATCGCGAAAACGAATAAGTGGGTAGCTGAAGAATGTGAGCTTACCTCTCAAGAGAGAGAAGCTTTCAATAATATCAAGAGCGGGACATGCGTTAAAGTCTGCGACATCGACTCTGTCAAATCGAATGTGGGTACGGCGGCAGCTAACCATCTACGTCGTGTGTTCCGTGAGTTCTTAGCCACCGGCCGCACCATCACAGTCAATGGCGAGGAACTTACCCCTATTGACCCATTAGCTAGAGACCTAGGCGACACTAAGATTCTTCTCGATGAGGATATCGATGTGAGGGGCGGGCGCGTCCATATCACGGCTGCACATATCAACCATAGTAAAAGCGATATGGCCGACAAATATAATGACGAGAACCATATCCCTATCAACTCTCGCACCCAAGGTTTTTATATCATGCGCAACAACCGCGAGATTGCATCTGGGACTACGCTCGATTTATATCTACGTCACCCAGGTTCTAACCGCTTCCGTTGTGAGATTAGTTACTCTGGCGATCTGGATAAAGACTTCGGTATCAACTTCATGAAACGTGACGTGAATACTAACCAATCACTCAGAGATAAAATTGCCGCCAAGGTTCTACCTTTAATCAGTATGATTCAGGCGCAAGCTAAACATCGTGAGCAGGTAAGTGCGGCCGAGAAGATTGACCACAACGATGCCGAACAAATCATTAAGAATAAAAAGGGCCTTCTCCGCACCGACCTTAAATGGAAAGAGAAGCGCAGTCCACGCGTTAAGGACGGGACTCCACGCCCTGAGCCGAAGAAAAAGATTGAGCGCGAGCATATTAAACGTATCCAACCAGGCAATAAAGCAATGCCAGCAGAGATTCGCGAGGCTGACCTCGGTAAGTTCAGCCCATTGTTCGACTGCTTCTTCGAGGGGAGTAAGATTATTATTCGCTGGAATATTCAACACCCATTCCACGCTAAGGTTATCGCTAAGTATAGCGACGATAAAAACATCATCACTCCTATCGACTTCCTTGTTTACTCTCTCGCTCAGGAGATTCTATCATCAGAGATTGAAGAGCGCGACAAAAAAGAGGAGCGCCGCAGCATCTCTGATTCGATCGTGAGTATGTCAGAGAACCTTCGCATCTTAATGCAATAAAGAACTTGGCGGGTGGGCAAGTTTATAGTAGTCTGAAAATAGAAAGGAGGATACAGATATAGGTAAAGTATCAACTTCTACTAGAAAACGCGTTACAGCGCATTCTACGGGCCTTACAGCGCAAAATAAAAAGGACCTTGAATGCATACTCGGACTCTGCAACCACAGCATTACGAGTAAAACTTGCAAGTATTGGAACAAGGTAGTCGATGCGGACGACCCGGCGCAAGTTCAATACAAACTGATTATCAAACTATTCGGAGGTAAATAAATGAAACGATACAGCAAAGGTATTTGGCGGGGAGAAGATACAGAGTTTGAGCACGACAAGCTCAGACGAGGTGGGCGTTATACAGGAACATTCTTAGTGTTCGATGACGGCCCCAACTATCTTGGCAGTGTATTGTTCAGTGTTTACGGGGGGAAGATTTCAGGCAAATCGATGAAGGGTTACTGGGAGTTCAGGAAAGAAAACCTGGTCCCGACCGATTTCTGATTATGCTATACTAGAACCATAGGTCCAGCCTTGTACTTCAATCAGTATAAAAAGGGCCTATGTTTTTATTAGACGTGTTACCTCCACTTAGTAAAATCTGGTCCGAGCTTTTGAAAATTTGTGTTCTCGATTGGAAAGAATCTTCTATACTTTCTAGGCACACTACAAAGTATACTTGCCTAATTGTTGCGGGCAAAACTTATGCAAAATATACCTGCTGGACGGGTATATTTTTTGTGATACAATAGAGGTATGCGATGGCTTCACGGGCGTCGCATACAAATACTAAAAATAATCGCAAGGTTATTCGACAATTTTGTTGCACGCAACAATTATTTATGCTACAATTATTGTAGTGAAGCCATCGAAGACCCTTGCAGAAAGGGTCTTTCTTTTATGGACCATACTTATATCTACATTAAAAACACTAACCCAGAAACCGGCGAAGAGAGCTGGCGCAGACTTGGACTACAGGATATCCATGGCGAGCTTGAGATATTAATTGATTACGGTGGGTGCCTTGGTGATAAGTTCGTAATTGACGACTACACTATGCATGGGATGGAAGCGCGCGAGCCTGGCGATGAGAAAGAGATTAAGGTCATTCATAGCTTCGTTAAAACCGACGAGAGATACAACAACGATGGCGACAAGGGGATCTTCATCGACGGTAAATTGATTTATGAGGAGAAAAAATAATGCCGTTATATGAGGGGTCATGCGGCTGCTATAACTGGGATGAGGCTAAACAGTTTGGGGTGACTGCCGCAATCCTACTCAACTGGTTTAAGAATTGCTATAGGCACTATAAGAATAAGGGAGAGCTTATCGATGATATGTTCTGGCACGACCAGAAAGATATTGCTGACGAGCTAGCTTTTGGTATCAAGATGCTCTACAACGCAATCGAAGTGCTAGAAGAAGCTGGCATCATCAGGAAGAAGATTGGGTATCGCCCAGGTACTACCAAGAAGACTACGTGGTGGGGATTTGCCGATGGGCAAGTTCGTTTGGAAGTTTCAGAAAGTGCCCAAACGGCAGTTTCTATAGAAAGTGCCCAAACGGCAGTTTCTATATATAATGATACTAACAACAATACTAATGTGGGCGATGGGGTTGGCTCCACCATCGACTTTGGGATGATGAAAGCTGTGATTCAAAAGTTTGTTCGTGACCATCAATCGCAATCAAATCCTATTACCTTCACCCCCTCGAAACTCAAAGAGTATTACCCGTCGCTAAAAGAATGGGCTATCGATAATGGCATAAAACTCGATCGACAAAAAATCCTGACTGTACTTGAAAACGCGCTCGATGAGATACAGAACGACGGGTGGCTCGCCGGGAAGGATATGGCAATCGCTTTTAAAGATACCTGTATCGGTTCTCGCATTAAGAAACAGCAAAAGAAAGGTGGATTAAATGACAACGAATGGGTCTAACGAGAGGCAGTTGCCTCCAGGCTTTGATAAATACGAGGATATCTCAAAACTCTATAAGAGTATGCAGGGTGGATGGGATAAGGTTGGTATAACTGATAGATATAAGACCGGAAATCCTATTATGGACTCCTACCTCGGAGGAGGATTTGGTGGGGCACCGGGCGGTGAGGTGCTGCTGCTCCACTCTACTGCTAAATCATTTAAGTCAACCATCTCTATGTGGATGTTACGTCATTCGATTGAGGCAGGTGAAAAGATGGGGTGGATTATTCTTGAGGGTGGTACTGAGAAAGCGCTACGAACGCTACGCCAGACCTACGTAGGCAAGTACCCAGAGTACGAAAAGTGCGATGAGGTGTTAGCTAAGAACCACGGCAACATCTTCTCGATGTCAAGAGATATGCGCCGAGCAAACTTCGACATGGATATGATTATCACCTGGATGAAGAATCTGGTAGCCACCAAAGGTGTTAAGTTATTCTACATCGACCCAGTCGGCTACCTCGCTGACTACTCTAGGGATCTTGGCGTGCCGGATTATAAGAAGGAATCCGTCTTTATGAAGAAACTCTCTTGGTTCTGTGAAGATACTGACTCGACGGCAATCCTAGTGCAGCACAATGTCAAGAGTAGCAATATAGTCCTTCATCGTGAAGGTGCAATCGGTGGATCAAGAGGCTTCTCTAATGCTGCTACGAAAGTTATCGAGATTCGTAAAGAGGGGTACATCGACCCGAGCAGACCAGATATTGGGCGCAGAATGTCGATGGAATTTTATTACGCTCGTGACGTCCGAGATCATCAATTCACCCCACTAATTGTCGATGTGATGTTTCATCCAGATGGGAAAGGCAAGTGGATCTATGTCCCGACATTCCAAGACCCAGAGGATGCTGACTCTAAACTACAAAAAGATAAGAACTCTAGCGAGACAAGACACGTATGGGTCGGTCAAATTAATAGTAACCTCTCTGATTTACAGGAGGCTATGAATGGATAACTTCGACAAACTCAATCTTAAAGTCTGCCCAATCCAAGACTCAGTAAACTTTAAAAAGCGTCCGAATATTGATGGACACTTGCTAAGGTGGGGAGAAGAAAATTGCTGGTGCGACTGGGAAGAAAGAGATTCTGTTTATGAAGGCGTGCATGACTGGTACGTATTGCCAGGTGGCAAAGCTCAGTACAGAGAGGATGGCCTAGAGTGGGGCTACTATATCCTGGATATCGACCGCGGTCACGCTGAGCCAGGAACTCCTATGGCGGAGGAGGAAGAGAAGAGATATAACTGGAGTATCCACGTTCTTAAAAATATCTGGAAGATACCGCCGACATTAATGGTGAGGTCGGCTTCAGGCGGCCTTCATATCTACTACAAAGCTCTGCCAGAGTTACTCCCCCGTCAATGCACGGCGGTAGTGGACGGCAAACAAACAGCCATTGAAATTAAAGTGAACACTGGCTGGGTCGCCCCGAATGGTAGAGACCGCAAGATAATCCGCGACCTGCCTGTTGCAATATTCTACCCTAAAGGAGATGACGAGTTTGGAAAGGCAGTCAAGCTACAGCCGAAAAAGTATACAGCCAAAGAATATGTTGAGGACCCAACCTTTGATATCTCGACTTACGATGTACCTGAGACTGGGGAGGGTGACCGCCACCTCACATTATTGAAGTGTGCACTTGAGCTTCGCTCATACGGATGCCCATATGACTCGTACTATAAGTGGGCGGAAGAGTTCTTTGAGAAGAATGGGCGCCAGCCACAACAGCACGAGATCGAAAATGCCTGGGAAGATAACCGCACGGTCATTCCGCCAACCATCTTCGAGCAGAATAAAGAAGACCTCAAAGAGTTGAAGGCGGAACTGGAAGACCCGCTTGCCGGTGCCGTAGAGCTCACTGGGCTTGACCTACTAGAAGCTCAAGCTGTATTCTCAACTGAAGAGGAGAAAGTGGAACTCCGCAAAAAATATAGAGAGATAAGGGGATACTAATGGATATAGTTTACTTCGTCAAAGACACCAAAGAAAATGAAGAGCTAAGGTATTCCTTGCGCTCTCTGAAGAACCTCGATCACGACAAGGTGTGGTTCTTCGGCGGCAACCCAAATGGGCTGCGCCCAGACAAGTTGGTTAGGATATTACAGAACCAGGGCAACAAATACGATAACGTCCATGTGATGTATTCATGGGTGCTACAGTCTGAGGTGTCCGAGGATTTCATTATGTTCAACGACGACTTTTTTGTGATGGAAAAGGTGGCCGAGGTGTTGCCCGTCCATCGTGGTAGCCTCTACGAATATATCGTTAAGGTTGAAGACAATAACGCCGGCATGACCGCTTACACTCGTAGGCTTAGAAAGACTACGAAAGCACTTGAAGCGGCCGGCCTTCCGACCAGATGCTACGAGATGCACTTGCCTATGGTGTTCAACAAAGAAAAGCTCCGTGCCGCCCTCAAGAAATTTCCTGGGCTCAACGGGGTCCGCAGTATCTACGGGAATATGTATTACGAGGGGAATCGTATCCCAGACTGTAAGGTGTTTAAGTTTGACCAACCGTTGCCAGAAGGACCGTTCCTCTCGACGAGCGACGCCACCTGGAATTACTATATCGGCGACACAATTAAAAAGAAATTTGACACGCCATCGGAATACGAGATAGACTCAAAATAGCGGGGAGCAATTAATAGCCCCACCCATTAATACACAACCGCTAGAAAAAAGTTGTCAATATAAAGCACTTGACAACTTTTTTTGTTGGGAGTAAAATTAAGTTATGAAAAGAAAGGAGCATATAAAACTTAAAGCCTCGGCGATTAAGGACCGTGGCTTCTCAAAAAGGGACTGGGCTGATTTGATTTTGCTCGTAGTCTTTTTAATATTATCCGCTGCACTTATATTCGCATTTATAATTGCGGCATTAAGAATGGTGACGGAGGTTGTCTAATGACACAAACGAAAGAAGGAGCGCGCAAAGCGGTCGAAACAACAAAACGAAATCACGGGTCAGATTTCTACGCCCGTATCGGGAAGAAGGGCGGACAGAACGGCCACACTGGCGGCTTCGCCTCGAACATAGCACTCGCTAAAGAGGCAGGTAGAAAGGGCGGGAAGAAATCTAAAAGAGGTAAAGCACATGCAAGGTAGACTTTATACAGCAGATGAAATATTCAACGCCATTAATGACGCTACAAATAAAGTTTCGAAAGAGCGCCCAGATGCAGCTGAGTTTCTAGTAATGTTAATCGGCGGCGATATCGCCTACAATGTAGCAGAAATTCTTGGGTTCGACATGGAACAGTTGCAAGAATATTGTAAACAGAAGATTGAGGAATTAGAGAATGGCGAAGATTAAAGAGGTCCAGTTCACGATACCAGTTACGGGGTTGCAATACACGGATGTTCGCCCTGTCATCACTGGCGAGAACTGGGATGATATTCGTGTGAGCGCACAGGAGGTCGCACAAGCCGTTGGAAATATAAAGTTGGTAGAGAGATTGTCTGGCGCAGAAAAACCGCTCACAGGCGCTCTCACGGGCTCACAGGAGATATTAGGAGACGGGGTTCTATTCAATAAAGACGAGCACACATACACGAAGCACGGTCTGCCATACTTATCAGGCTCAACCTTCGCTCATATGTTCGAGAAAGAATTTCCTAAGGAAGCTATCGCCTCTAAGGTAGCGGCGAGAGATGAAGTCGAGGTGGAAGATGTGCTTGCTGGCTGGGAGGCTAAAGGCCAGATCAGTTTAGACTACGGCTCGCTCATCCACGAATGTATTGAGACCTACCTCAAGCACGGCGAGCTACCAGTGAACGAATATCTAAAAGGTATCGTAGACGATTGGGCTTACACCTTCGCCGACACTAAATCTCTCACTATGCAGCCAGAGCATTTCATTCAGGATGACCCACACCAGCTCTGCGGCGTAGCAGACTGTGTAGCTATCGACGATAATTTCCACATGACAATCTACGACTGGAAGACTGGCGACATCCACAAAACCGCCAAGCACACACTCGGCAAAGATTTCCCTAACGACCAGCTCTCGCTCTACACTCTACAGTTGAACTTCTACCGCTATATCCTAGAGCAGAATGGCAACAAGGTGGATAAGTTAATTATTGGTTGGCTCAATGGGGACCACTGGGAGAAGGTCGACGTCCCTATCATCGATATTAAACCTTACTTGGAGCAGGTATGGAAACCGAAAAAGTTATCAAGCAATTAAAGGAACGGCTCGAAAAGATTTATCCTGATATGGAAGAGACGATGCCGGTTGACCCGACACCTCAGTCCGTAGAAAGGGTAAAGCATATGGCGGCGGTAGCTAGCAGTAACTCTATGGCCCTCGCCCTCACCGCCCGAGCACTCGCACAGTACGTTAAGAAGAAGGAGGCAGAGATTACGCTCAAGCACATCCAGGCTCGAGACCTCGTCACTCCTAAGGACGACCACCTCAAAGCCTTGCTGAAGAGCGAACTCTCTGAGGAATACGCCTACCTCGACCTCTGCAACAGGATGCTCGACATCTGTAAGCAGCGCGTGATGCTGGCGCAGACCTTCCTCCGCAACGTCGGTAAAGAGGATTTCACTGGCAACCTAGAAATTTAACCTCGCTTCTCTTCTTCTATATGGAGGGGAGGCTGGGGGGTTAAAAGAAAATAATTAAAAGAAAGGAAAGAATTATGAACAATTCAGACCCAGCAAAATTAAAGTTAAACGGGGTCAAGGTAGTATTCTACACTGGCCCAGAAGATGAGAAGGCCAAAGATTTCGGCACTTCCGTCACCATCGCCCTCGACCCAGAGAGCAAGAAGATTGTAGAGGATTTCTACAAGACCAATAATGTCGGTAAGAATGGCGACCCAAACAAGGGCAAGGCTAACATTAAGGAGTACACGAACGAAGAAACCGGCGTTACTACCGAACAATTGTCTATTAAATTTAATGAGCACACCCAGTTCGCAGGTCTCAATGGTCTCGGCCAGAACGACCTCGGTTATGGTGCTACCATCAACCTTATCGCTAAGGCCTACGAATACAAGAAGTTCGGCGGCGGCATCGCTGTCTCTGCTTCTGCAATCGTAGTCACAAAAGGCTCGGCCTCTAACAACGACGCTGATCTAGCAGAGTTGATGGAAGACTTAGGCGATGATGCCGAGGGCGCAGACCCAGTTCCATTCTAAGGATAGATTATGATCGCGCACTATGACCAATACCTTAGAATAACGAAAGGCAAAGATGCTTACCATTTTGATAAGGTGAAGGCTGGTGCTATGGGCGGAGCTATTAGTAAACCTAACATCGCTGCCTGTAAACGTAACGCAAAAGGGGCAAGCTACCACCGGCTCAAGCACCCGGTGGTGCGAACCTTCCTTTGCATACAAAGCATTGATAAGTATCAGAGAGGGAAGGACTACAAGATAGAGGTGGGCGGCCCGATTCCGTTCGGGCTCAAGAGCTGGTCTGAGTTCTTGACTTACTTCTCTGAAAGAAAGGTGTTAAAATAAATGTATGAATCCCACCCACCACGTCTGTGGTTTGCTCAATAAGGTGGGATTTTTTTGGAGGTAAAATGTCGGAAGGAAGATTAACGTTCAAGCTCGGCGACAATGAGCAAATGAAAAAGCTAAGAGATTATTTAGGAGGTGAATATGTTAGAAGAGAAGGTAAGAGAGTGGCAAAAGACGAAGAGCATAGCTCTAGCGACAGAGATATGCGAGATACTAGTGAGGCAGTATGAAGCAACCGACGATCAAACAGATTAATGAGCGGCTCGATAAACTTGTACAGACGGTCCAGCGCGCTGAAGGATGCTTCATCCGTGATGGGCAGTGGGTGGCTGTATGCCGCACTTGTGGAAGAGTCGCGCCAATCACTGGAAAAGACTCTATTCAGGGCGGACATTACATCCCTCGTGGCTGTCGCTGCACGCGCTGGCTCGCCGCTAACGTACACCCTCAGTGCCAACGATGTAACGGATTCCTTAATGGCAACTATCTCATGTATGCCAGGTGGATGCAGAAGCATTACCCAGAAGAGAACGAGCGACTCCTCGACCTGTTCGAGAAACACAAGAGGGGTGAGGCTCCGAAGCTATCCGTTGTCGAAAAACGAGCTCTATACAATAGCTGGCTGCTCAAGGGTAGGAAGCTAGAAGAAACCACCGGGCTCAAGCTCTTCCCAAAAACATGGGACTATGTTAAGATGTGATGGTACCTCCGTTTAGATGATAAAAATACCCCCCTGTACCGGGGGTATTTTTTGAGCCTACAAATTGACGATTGAACATTCCGTTAATTTAATAATGGAACGGCTCTGCTTAGATTATACCATCGTGCCCAATGTTTTGTGCAATGGTGATGTAGCCGGAAGCGGCCAGCCCCACTACGGCCCCAATGAGAGGGTTGATACTAATAGCCAGACCGACGAGCAGACCAGTAATACCTGCACCAGCGATAATAGCCACCGCTTTCCAATCTTTTTCGAAGAGCCTTTTGATTAACTCTACAACTCCGGCCACCATACCTAGTAGGATTGCCGTCGTTACTACATCTAAATCAAATACTTCCATATTATCTCCAATCTCTCCAGTTAGTAAATCCGTAGGTTGCTAGAGCAGCCTGCGTCTTCGGTCCCGTATTGCCGTCGATGGCATCGTGATACCTGCCTGCGTTTTTTGCTCGTTTCTGGAATTCTTTGATTGCGCCCCAGAGGTTGTTGCCGTAAATCGGACCCTTGGCAGCCTTCGGTGTATAGGATGGGAAGACCTTGAGCATGAAGTTTGCGAGGGCAGCGACACGCTCGTCGTTGTCGTAGCGGCACCAATAACCCTTTGGTGGGAGGAAATCATTGACTGGGGTTGGTGGTGTCGGTGGAGTAGGGGTTGGCTCACCACCAGGGTTCGCATACTTACCCCACTGTTCAGCGTTAATTGTTGTAATATTTACATCAAGTTTGCCACGGCTCGAACTGTATTGCCAGATGCACCAGAAGCCCCATTGACCAATGCGATATGGCATATCATTCACTGATGGAACTGGTGGATTCGGGACATCATACTTGGCTGGGTAGCCAGCAATCCAGAGACCACAGTTAGCGGCAGTGTTCTGCCAGTTAAAACCGTTCACCTTGGAGGCTGACATATAAATCATCGGCCATACACCAGTAAGATTATGGACCTCAGACATGAAAGCGAAGCTCCACTCATCAGAGTAAGGTGCTACCTCATAATCTAGGACAAGGATTGCATCTTTAATGTAGCCCTGAATATTCTTTACGAAGAACTGTGCCTCACGACGAGCGCCATCAGCACCCTGGTTTAGGTCTGGGCGAGCGAAGTGGTAGACACCACGCAATTTGCCTGCGCTCTTAGCCTTCTGATAATGCTTGTCGCACATCTTATCGACATAGCCGACACCTTCGGTAGCCTTAGCAATAAGACCATCGAAGTCATTTAGGTTGTAGGCATCTGTTGTTTGCCAACTTGATACGTCTACGATTCTCATTTCTGGTCCTTCCCGTGGGCTGGTTCAGAAATGTCGAACCTATTGTCCGTCAACTTTGATTTGATAGTGGTGAATATGCTCATATATTCCTCCTTTTTTTATTATTGCGATACGGTTATTTTGCTTTCCTAGCTTTATTAATTTGTTCGTATTCTTCCCTACGCTTGTGCCAGTAGTCTTTCCATTCGTCGTTGTAGTATGCGCCGTCGCCAACGCCGTACCATGTCCAACCAGATGACAGATGGATTGGGTCGTACCCGCCATCTCTTTGCGCCGCTATCTTGCCGCGGCTACCGAATATGGTAGTTGGGGTGCTTAGGTATTCCATGGCATCATCTGGCAAGCTAGTTGGCTGGTAATAGTTATTGCGAAGGTTATTATCGACGAAATTATTCGCGCCGAAGAACACCCCATCGTGCCAATCTCCACCGGTTCTAAAAGCGAAGTAGTTGCTTGTATCTAGGGCCATATCCTTGAATAACTTAGATATATCCTTGCTAAAGGTGAGCTTAGTATCCATCGGGTATTTTTTACCGTTCTGGAGATTGAGGCCATTTGGCATATCTATTTCGGCGATTGCGCCGTTTTCATCATATTTGACGGTCATAAAGCCAGCAAGTGTAGGCATAGTTGTGCCGTCACCTCTATCGACAATTCCAACCTCTATAGGCTCGTAGTCATTAGTGGCCTCCCTATCAGAGAAGTAATTCTTATTTGTCACATCGCCAGGGCCGGTGCCGAGGTAACGCATGCCATAAATCCCGCCATCTATCACAATTGGTTTACCATAGTCATTGACGTCATAATATACATCCTCTCCGCGCCTGAGAGACTCAGCTGCGCCTTGCGCTCCGTTTTTGCTGAAATTCTCGCTTTTGAAGCCTAACGCATCTGTGCTCGGGACGTGAGGGATACGAACACCACCATAGGCTGGGTCATAGCGTCTATTGTACCAACTCTCGCTATATTCAGGGGTATTAGGATATGGCAATTGCGTATCGTAAGGCATGTTGGCTAGCTTATCGAATAGGGAATCGATGCTATTCTGGACTTTGGCTAGGCCTCTTTCTGGGTTAGCGAACGTGGCATAAGAGATTGGCTTGCCGGATTCTACTGTGTCGTAGAAAGGGACCTCAATCTTGCCATTCTCGCTATCATCGTTACGATAGACGGCGTAATCTGTTGGGTCTAGCACATTATCAAAGAAGCGGTTGATGCCCTCGTTGCCGGTAATCATGTTGTTCATATTTATACCAGGGACTTTAATCCCTACGAGGTTATCGTTATCGTCATAGCCAGCATCAATGGTTAATCTATCGTTGGTGTTCTTGTCGACGATCGAATAGTTCTTCCACTTCATTTTATCCTGGACGGTATTAACTACCTGGTTGACGGCGTTCTGCACGAAGTTCTGCTTCGGCTGGGTGTCCTGAGCGTTCTGTTTTAGGACCGCTGCCGTCTCGCGGATTTTGTTCGATATGTCATCGAAGTAACCCATTACTCTTCCTCCTGTTTGCAAGCCTTGCAAGGCTGTATTTTATCTTCCGTTAACGTTGCGATTATTTGGTAAATAGCAGTAGCGTCGCCGTCCACTTCCCCGGCCAATACGACCGAGGTCGCTAGGTGCTTTAATAAACAGTATATATCACCATCGCCTGCAATTGACGCGACTGTGTGGTTGTAGGCGGCGTTAAGCTCGCCGACCAACCGCATCAAATCTTCTAGGTTATATATATCCAACTCCCCATTCACCGCCTGGAGGAGTTGGTTGTTGCGTCGGCGGCGCTCAGCTTGTATGTCGAGCGCCACCACTTCTAGTAATTCCTTAGTCATTTAGAATTTTTTGTAACCTTTCTAGCTCTGCTCTGCTTAGAGATGTGCGATTCTCTTGGACCCGCTGGAGTAAGGTGCGAGCGAGAGCTTTTGCTTGCGCCGTTTTCCCTTGGTCTAGTAGGTTATTAATCTGCGTGAGTGTAGAATTGCCAGTTTCAGAATATTTGATTGTGCCGTGATAGTTCTTGTAGACGTCTTTGAGGTATGATTTAGCGGTCTGGCCGTATTTAGGTATCATTGAGTTGAATACGTCTTCCACTATATCCTCTACAGTATCATTCTGGAAGATTTCTCCGCCGTAAAGATTAACAATCGGGTCGAGATCCTGGCGGACAATATTGATATATTCTTCCTGAATCGCCTTCTTATTCTTCGAACCTTTCGTGCTGTAATATCTGTCTCGATATTGCTCATTGAGGTCTTTCCACTTATCGTCGTAAAGCTCTTTAATGCGCCTCGATGCCTCTTCTGGGAGGCCGTAGCGTCCTTGTACCGCTGCTCTAACCTGTGCAGGGTATACCACTTCAGTCCCGTCCTCGGTCCCCCTATAAGTCGTGACTGCTGGGAGGCCAGCCTGGGAGTATCTCGATACTGCATTAGACCATTCATCCAACTTACGTTGGTTTCTGTCGTCGAGGGTTTCGTTCCCGATACTCTGGTAGGTGTTGAGGACGTTGATGAGATTGTTCATCTTCTCTTCGTCGATCCCCTCTGGATGCTTTGCAGTATAGGCATCAGTGAATGAGCGAAGCTGGTCTTGGAGTGTCGCGATTTGCTGGTTGAGGGAAGTCTTCAATGATTCAACCTCGCTGTCAGAATAGGCTTTCTTCTCTTTGTCAGAGTATTCTCCGAGAATTTCTTGCATACGGTTCTTGAAGTGAATATATCCTGCGCGCCACTGGGCTTCATCAGCCTTACTGCCGTTAAACCAGTCTGAATAGTTCGTTTGGTCAACTGGGTCAAATTGGCGATAACCGCCCCATTCACGGTTCCACTGCTGCATCAAGCCAGGGAAGCCATTATCGATTAAGCCTTGTAGGTAATCTGGGGTTTGGTTGTAGGCGCGAGCGTTAGGCGTGTTAGATTGGCCGAACATATAGCCAGCGGCCACATCAAATGGATTATCTGGAGCTTCATATTTCTTGTTCCCGCTTCCACCGATAGCCCATCCTCTATTCAATAGGTCAGTCATCGAGATAACGCGCTGGGTTTGAGTGTAGCCAGGAATGAAGCCCATACCGATTTTTCGAATATCGTCGAATGGGATGTCGCTAAACTCGAAGATGCCCCTATTCTGGTCAAGTGCGCGGTCGTATTCTTCAGTGGCAGAAATCTGTCCCTCGTAAGCTTGGCGTGATGCCCAGTATAGCTGCGGGATAAATGAAGTGAAACCGCCGGAGAGGAGAGCATTCACTGCTGGGTTCGTAACGACGCGGTCTAGGAAGTTGTAATCTTCCTCATCGACGCCAGTATATTGGTCGTCCATCAAACCGAATGGGTCGAGACCGAAGACGGACATCGCACCGTAGCCGAGTTTGCTCATCACTAAGAGTAGGCCGCCTTTCCAACCTATGTTCTTGATAATATATCCGATCGCTGCGCCGACACCACTCCCCTCGTTGAGGTCCTTAATATTGTTTAGATACATATTTGCTTCGCGAATACCGAAGGACTTCAAATTAGTGGCGATTCTAAAGAACGGGTTATCTGCCGCGGTCAACTTGCCCATGTCGTTCGCTGCGAGACCAATTCGCTCGAAGCGTTTATTGACGTAATTGAATAGCTCGTTGCCAGATAGTCCTTTTCTTTGAGCCTCTTGCAAAATACCTGCCATAATGACACGGTTTTTCATGTTCTCACCGAAGTCAACAGGTGAAGACGCGAACTTGTCGAATGATTTACCGAGAGCTTTTATATCCGATGGAGTTAACTTATCGACATTGAGGGTACCATTTCTATAAGATGATTTATTGGCAATCTGAGACATAGCCTCTGCTGTGCCTTCTAGCATCTTCGCGCGACCACCTTCTCCGATAGCGTCTGAATATTTTTCTGGCACGATTAAGTTCACCCACTCATCTACCTCTCTACGAAAGTCTGCGTCGGTGGCTAACCTTTTGATTGTGACAAGTGCATCATCTCGAATGTTAAACTCAGTGAAAAGCCTGATACATTCAGATGTCTGGAGAATACCGTTCTTGAAGTTAAACCAGAATAGGCTCTTCATACGGGCACCGATGATTGCATTTGTGGCAGAATTAATCTTGCCCATAATGCCAGAGTCACTTAATTGTCTGGAAATTATGCCCTGGCGGTATACGAACGAATCGAGTGCTCCAATATTCTTCTTCGAGAAGTTAGATAGGTCAGCTCTAGCAATCCAGCGGTTGACCCTAGATATACCTTCATAGTAAATCATCTGCTGGAGGTTAGCTGCTAGAGAAGCGCGGCTGATCGGCTGATTGTTAGACTTCGCTAGGAGCCTATTTATCCACTTGTCTGCAATATATTCTGCGCCCTTAGTGGTCCTGCGACCATCCTGGGCAAGATATTCGACGAATAAGTCTCTGACCTGCTTGCCGGTTAGATTCTCTTCGAAGATTCTCTTGGCCAAGAACCCGGCATCCGCATCACCCGCCACAACCATACGGCCACCATTGTTATAAAGTGAGCCGTCTGGCGTCTGGAGACCGCGCATCCAATCCGACATAGAGATGGTGCGGGTTCGCTCTGCCCAAATTTTCGGCTCTGCGTAGGTGCCTTTTGCCTGGCCATAAACTCCGCCATACCCATCATGGATTCTCTGAGCATATCCATCTGAGCTGTTCTTGATTTTCTCATTAATCTCGTCGTAATCGACGTTAGGCTTCTTACTGTCTAGGCCTTTCTTAACTGCCTTAGCGCCGTCTGACTTCTTTAGGGCATCAGCCTGGGCCTTTTTAGAAGCGACAATTGCATCTGCCTGTTCGGCCGTAGCCTCGACGCCATCAGCATGGAATTCCTCCATCACTTTCGCAGCGGCTAGCCTCTCGCCGGTTGCATCCCAAAGCATATTATTTGCGAACACACGATAACGCTGACTTATATCATCTGACAACTTAGCGGTGGTGAAGTTACCGTCGTCCATCGCTGACGCGCCCGTATACTCCTTGTATAGAACGCCCTGCTGAATCAACTCTTCAGAGGTCATAAACTCTGGAGAGTAATCTGTATGCGGGAAGTAACCTACGGTTGTCGGGATGTCTACTCCGAGAGCTGCCTGAGAGGCCTCTCTTAGCGCCGTCATTTGCGGTTCAACATAATTCTGGTAGAACTTAACATCTTCCGCCGTGACCTTATATTCTATTCCATCAGAGGTGTATGTCTTCCCGATAGCATCATCTAAAGATAGTTTCTCCGCTTTCTGGAGATGGAATAGATAGTCCATGTTACGAACGAATGCTGATTGGTCTTCAGGCGTCGTGTATCTAGCAGTGAATTCTGGGATGAAAGTTTGGTCGAACGCTAATGTAGCGGACTCAAGGACGTTAGCGTGCCAGTTATTTAGTTGAGTTGGGTCGGATGGAATGTCCGCCAGCCCCGCTCGTACCGTATCGCTGACCGACATGCCAGGCTTATAGTAGTTTTTCTTAATCCTAGGCGACGACCATGTTGGAGAGGAGGAAGGTTTTGCGCCAGAAATATTATTAAAGTCTATTACGCCCTTTTCATAATTAACGATATCTGGCGTCGAGATAGTCCCATTTTTCACGCCATCCCAGAATACTGCTTTATCATATTCTGGAGTTATATCGGTATATCTTCCGCTAGATATTATCTCAGGGACGTTGTCTAAGTTATATTTGATAAGCACTGGCATAGGCCCCATACCGAGTTCTGCCGCGGCGACCGCTCTGTGTCTTCCCTCTTGAGTTTCAAATTTGCCGTCAGCTCCATAAGTTATGTACGGTACGCTATTGCCGTCGCTAGAGAACATAGTTTTTTGGTATTCGATACTCTTTCGCTCATTCGGGTCAGTGGCGAAACTATCAGAAATATTCCCTCTCCCATCAGAGAGTTCCGTAATATATTGTTGCGGCGTCATCTCTAGCACAGCATAGCCAATACCTTTTTCTTTAGCATTGAATTCTCTCTGAGATGTGTAATGGTTATCGCCATAATCTATATCTTTTGGTCTTGCGCTAGCCTCGCCATAAATGCCTCCCCCATTGACGAATTCGCCGATTTTCCATCCAGGGTATTTATTGCTGTCAAAATCTATTTTAATATCGGCAGAAGAGTAGTCTATGCTTGGGTCTCTATAAAGAGTGTCTCCAACCTCAGCTACGTCGCTAACACGGGTCTCCCCTGCTAGAGTATCAGGCGAAGGCTGGTCGGCCACTACGTTTTTGACTCGCTCATCTGGGTGGGTTGCGCGCCAGGATTCTCCGATAGCGTCCAGTTCCGGATCACCAGTATTATTGAAGATACTTGCTTTGACGTTCTCGAGTACCTTAGTATTGCCATCTGCATCGGTGATGACAGCACGACCTTCCTCGTCGAAGCTGATGTTATTGCCTTCCTGGCGAGCTTTCTTGAATGTCGTGTATTCATCGAACAGCACATCTGGGTCCACCGTCTTGAGCTGTGGAGCCTGCGCTTTCAGCCTCTTCAATGCGTTACGGGTGCTAACATAGTCGAGAGCTTTTGTGCCGCCGCCGAAGACTGCCCTGAATACTAAGTTCTGGAATGTGTTCTCGGCGATATTATCTGGCGTTAATAGCGAAAGGTTCTCATCACCGTTGCCGACTATGACATTATCGACTGCTGTCTGGACAATATCTTCCGGGATTTCAGCGGTGAGCGACAAAAGGAATTTACCAAGTGGGGCTTGTAGGGCCGCCGCAATTCCGCCAGCCGTCCCGAGCTTCTTCGAACCAGCAGTTGCTAGTTTAATAATGCCTTCGGCTAAGTCGTCTCCGATATTGGACATATTAACTAGGCCGCCAGTGAGCGTCGAGATAATGCCAGACTCCGCTAGGGTGCGTAGGATTACGCCAGCGGCCGTTCCGACGCCCACGCCTACTGGGTTGTAAATTTGAGCAGCATCGACTTCGTCGGCTAGATTTTCCCAAACTTTTGCCTGCTTTTCATAATGCGATTTGGCCGCCTCAGTATATTCGGTAGTCGAGCTTAGGTTGTCTCTAGCATTGTTGTAGTCTTCGTAGTTGACGCCCTGGTTTAGCATATTGTCGTCGATGATGCCGTTCTCGTCAGCAATAACTTCGCGGGCCCCACCGCCAACCAACCTGTCGGAAAGAGAAGTAGCGAGGAACGCCTGTTCTTCGCTGGTCAGCTCATCTATATTCTTGCCGATTAAGCTGTTGAATTTGTCATTCCACTGTTTCTCGGTGAGATACGGGACTTCATTCTCCGACACGTCATCGGCATGCCCAAGGTCGTGGGCCATATCGTTCAAATGATTCTTACGCAATGTGCCAGGGATATTTAACGGCCCATAGACTAAGCCAGTCACGGCATTGCCTAGGCCTTTGCCTAACTCATTGACAGCGTTGACGAAGGATAACCCGGTGCTGAATAGCTGCTCGCCCATATCGAAACCATATATAGGATTGTCCCCGCCCTCTCCTCCGGACATAACTAGGTATGGGGTGCGAAGGTTGTAGTCTAGTGCGACTTCTTGGCTAGTGTCGGCTGTGCCGTTTGCGAGCTGCTTAGAGAACTCAAAAAGTGCAGCCCTTTCTTCAGAGCTGTATTCTTGCCGCCAGTAATCAATCCATTCTTTTGGTAGTTTCTTGACACGGTCACCATTCTTATCGTAGCCCCAGATGCCATATTTCTCACGATCGCTGTCCCCCTCAAGCGACATAGGGTTTTGGCGGTTCATTGTTTCTACGGCATTAGCATAGTCTTTTGCATATTCGTAATTGCCGCCGATTGACTGATAGGTCGAACTGTTAATCTGGTCGCGGAGACTATTATTTATCTCGTCCAAAGCAGCGGCGACATTCTCAGACTTTAAATCTGAATATTTGAATGTGTCAGATAGATAGCTTTTTAACTCATTGCTAAGGCTAGAATTTAAGGCGTCCTGCGTCCCCGTAACAATAAAGCCATTCCCTGCGTCGTTGACACGGACTTTCGGGGTATATTTGTCGACTGTGCTCTTGATAGCTTCGTCGACTGTGCGAGGGATGTGAGTAGCGTTATATTGCAATTGCTCAGGAGTAACCTGCTCATTGTCCCATTCTTCTACCAACGATTTGCCACTTTCAGACAGGCCTTCTCTAAGTTGCTTAGAATATTCCGGCCATACTTTATCGACAGCGTCTTTAATGTTATTTAATGCGTCGTCAAAAACTCCCATATACCTGTTTTCCTCCCTTAGGTAACCACTCGCTAGGGTCCATGCCAGCATTATTATTTATATTTTTAAATACCGAATTTGACTTTTGTTGTTCTATCCTCGACTTGTTTTTGTCATACATGCTCGAGTAATCGCTGTAGCTCTGATCGGTCATTGGGCGCCCAGATATTGCTTCGAGTTCGCTCTTGTTATATTTTCTCCCCTCGCCAGCGGCTAGGTTGTATGCTTCACTTGTGGTCAGGTATAGCTTGGTTTGGGACTTATCTGGCACAACCTCATCTTCAATAATAAGGTCGCCATTTGTTCCCCCGCCACCACCATTGCCGCCACCGCCGCCACCACCGGACCGGCTCTTATTATAGTTACTCTTCGCGTTGTTGAGGGCGTCGGAGAGCAATTGGTTAAGCTGTTCGGCATAGCCTTTGACGAGGATGTCATCTCGCATCGTATCTACCTGTGGACGCATAAGGCGGTTATAAGTGTAGTTGCCGAGGCCTGCCGTCTGAGATTGCCCCATAGCTTGTCCTGCTAGCGGCCCCATTGAGCGTTGGGCTTGACCGATTTGCTCCGACAAGGCATTGGCGTAGCCGCCTGCTTGCGGGGCGAGGTTCTCGTATAATTTAGCTACGTCTCCTTCTCCAGCCATTGGCTGCATCTGGTCAGGATTTGTTGCGCCGCTATCTATATACTGTTGCGCGTTTTCCATTAAACTCATATTAAACCCTCGTTAGCTTTCCGTTAACGTATGTATAGTTAACACCGTTGATGGTGAATGGGGCGGAAGTGACTGGGCTATTACCGGTCGGGATCGACATAGTTGCTGCGCCGGCCGCCTCATTGTAGGCGTTAATCTGGTCGACATAATCCTGAATAGTGTTCCAGAGGTTGGTCTGGGTGTCGGCGTAGCTTTTATTAATGTCGTTGGCCTTATCTGCGTAGGTGATTGCGTTCTGCGCGCGCTCCCACGTCGGAATGCCCGAGTAATAAGTTCCTCGAGCTTCGTTTGTATATGATACTTTTTCGTCCGCTAGCCGCCTATTTGCCTCGTTAGCAGCAAGATTATCTTTGTATTGCTGAGCGTAGAGGTCGTTCAGGACTTTGGCGGTTTCTGCTATGTCCATTGCACTTCTCCTATTAACTCTAAACGGTCTCCCTTAACCGCATAACGTCGAATTCCGAATGGGTATGGTTTCTTCGTTGTGGGGTCAATAGGCTGATTACCTATAATAATAACATCTTTTCCGTCCTCTGAGGTGACCCGGAGGGAGGATTTGGCCGCGGCAACCTCTTGCCGCAGCTCATTCATCCCATATACGGTCTGGTCTGGTAGATGGCGTAGTGAGCCTGAAGTAAACTTCTGTATCATAGTGCGCCTACCGAACCGACCTCACTAGATATTCGCATGAGCATCGCTGGGTCGTTATACGTGCTCACCTTAACTCTAACCTGGTAGTCGCGAACCTTCGCCCTCATCATCAGGTTGATGTATTTGACGCCAACCTGTTCGTTCGAGTCGAAGACTGCGGTAGTCGGAATCTCCTCGTCTTCCTGATATTGGACATACTTCCTCCATACTGCTGGCCTATCTCGGTGGTCGAAGTCGAGACCGATATACCAAGCGTTGGTGCCCGAGGCGATAATGTTAAGAATTGTCCTTCTGAGGATAGTGTAGCCGTTCGGGTTGCCTGGGCTCTTGTATGGGGTGTGGTATTCCATATCGATTGAGCTATCGAAGTCTGAGTATTTGTCTGGACTATCGACGATGTAGATTGCTGGGTAGTTAGCGTGCATCGCATAAATAGTATCAGAGGTCTGGTCGCCGACCGCCCAGCATACTGGCACGTTGTCGTCGCAATACCAAGGGCTAGACTGAGCGAGGATGGTCATAAAGAGGAAGGCGTGGTCGGCGTAGCCTCTTTCTTCTAGGTCGCAATACATCCTTACCTTGTTAGCGTGGCCAATCATAAAGCGAGGAGAGTCGGCCGGAATCCTTCTAAGTTCGTTATCAATCTTCGCGCTCTGGAAGGTAGCCTCGGCGCCAGAGAACCGGCGGAAGCCCTCACTTCTGTTGTAGAGGTAGAGGTTGCCGTTCATATTGCAGACGTCCTCCTGCCGTTCCACGCCGATGTTGTAGGCGAATGAGTCAGCCATAGATGGAGCGGAGAACTCGGAGCCGATTGTGCGAACCGATGACCCGTCTTTGCGGAAGATAATTAGGTTGTCTTCGAACTGTTCGAGTGCGGTGATCGGGCCGCAGACAGAATCCTTAGGACTCTTATCTGGAGAGTAGAACCAGGACGTATCTGAGAACTGGTCGTATTGGACGCCAGCATTCTCGGATGGGTTGTCCGGGTCGCCAGTCAAAGAGTTGAGGATACTATACTGAACGAAGTTCGGGTCCTCTGCGAAGCCAGATAGATAGATGCGCTGGCGGATTCTGAGGATTAAGCTTGCGCCTTTCTGGGCTTGCAGGTCCTGAGGAGTTACTCCTTCTGTGTCGATATTGTTTGGGTCGGCCAAAGCTATTTCGGATTTCCAGCTAGAAAGGTCAATACGTTGTAGATAGGAATAGCCATCCACGAAGTAAAGCTTATTAAGACCCTGAGCAAAACGCACAGCAGTGCTACGAGAGTCAACAGGCGCATCACTCGTGTCGATTTGCTTGTATTCTTTAGTTTCAACATTGAACCTCCATAAGGTGATTCCGTCCGTATTCTTAATTGGGAATACTAGGAACTTCCCCTCGTCGGTACAGACTTGAGTTCCTTTGAGCATTGGGATTTCGTCGCAGGTGTGTTGTTCGAAGCAGATGATAGACGGTTCGTCTTTCCATTCGTATCCGACCTCGCGCATACACTCCTCGGTATTAGGGCGAGTGAAGTCGGCAGCTCTGTGGTTGGCGATACCTGATGTTCGAATCTGAATCTTACGTGGCTCTTTGTAGTCGCCGCAATCGTCCGGCGCCATATCGCCCTCAATCTCGAAGCGTAGGATTGCGCCGTTCTTGAGGTTGATTGGGTTAATGAAACGGAAGATACGCTTGTCATACTTTGTATTATTTACAACACTTAGGTCGATGTTCGCGTCGCAGATTTCACGTTTGCCTGGCTCACGTAGGAAGATGCGGAGGCGCCCCTCTGCCTTCTCTGAATTCTTGACCCAGATTGCGCCGCCGATAAGAAGCGTCTTTGCTGGTTTCAAATCAATCTCTAGCGCTCGGCCCTCCCACATATCGACATAGTATTCAGCCTTAGAGGCATCGATAGTGTTGTAGGATTTGATGCCGAGGAGCTCGGCGCCGTTTCTACTGGTGACCTGCGCGCGCTGAATCTCCTGTTTCTCGCCCATATACCTTACATTGCGTAGATATGGCGAATCCCCGTCCGACTTATGGATATCGTCGAACGAGGTGTTGAGGCCGAGGAGATTATTAAACGTAGAGAACTCGTAGTTGCGGCGGCCCTGCCTCGTCTGCCAAGTTCCCTTAGTAGTTCTCGTATAAACATCAGGATAGAATCTCTGCCAACGTGAGCCTGAATATAGCGATTCGTATCCGTTGACTTTCTTCCTTGCCATTTAGAAACTCCCTTTCACCTGCCTTAAACCGAAGCCAGCCTTCTGCTGATGTAGACGCTCGCGAGCTTGAGCAACCAGGTAATCCCAGTCTTCATAGAGCGAGCGAGCCGTAGACATATCTGCTGACTCTTCATACATAAGAATCTTTACACACTCCATCAATATATCAGCATACGCATATGGGATTCTCACTGGTTCGTCTGGGCTCGTAATTCTAGGGTGGAATGCTGTGTAAATCATATCGATTGCGATATGGCCTTCTGTTGGCGCGTTGAAGGTGAGTTTTGTGTCGCCGCCAAATTCAGTAATCGTGAAAGCAGTTAAGCAATCGCGCTCTTCTGGAAACGGATACTCCCGACGGAAGTATGCGAACGGAAGGTAGCAGAGCTCTTTGTGGCGGATATGACAGTCGTCAGCCTCGAGCACCAATAAAGATTCGACATCAATGATGGTGCCGATGCGCGGACTGTCTACTTTATCGTCTACCTTGAAGCCCTTGAGGAACCAGGAAGCAGACCTAGAACCGTCCTTGTTCATGTTCGCTAGCTCGAAGGTGTCTTGGTATCTGAACAAAACGTCTAGCCCTTTCTCTCTGGCTAGTCTTCTTAGTGCGGTGTTGGTCCAACTGATAATATTCTTGATAGGAATTTCACAGGTGGCATCACCAACAGCTTTGCGGAATTCGTCCGTGAATTCCGACATTGTTAAATAATTGCCTATCATTTTCTTCTCCCACATCCACATCCACTATGGCTAGTGATGCGGTGTTTTCGTTTAGTCTTCTGTTTGACCGCACGAGGAATCTCTAGTGGGGTCTCAATTTCGTTGTCATTGTCGACTTTATAGCCAAGGCAACACTCGTCGTTGTCGCAGCCCTTGATAGTATACGGCGCCTTCCAGATTACCGAACCTTTGAATACCGTCTTCTTCTTTGGAAAGTTCAGGCAGGCATAACCTTTATGCCTCTGGAAGCGAATCTCGCCCTTCTCTTTATCGACAATTGTTTCGAGGTCGTTATATTTATAGGTGTAAGTGTCCTCACACTCGACCTCTTGCTTGTTCTGGTCATACCAATTACAGCGACCGTCGAAGGTTCCGCCATAAAAGACAATCCCCCGCACCCCACCTGGGCACTTAGAGTGTAGCCAGATGGGATAGATGACGGGTTTCATACCTGCTGCAGTTGGGACACCGAGAACTTGAGCGTAGTTGAACTGGCGAAGGCTATTCGTCTTCGTTAGTCCAGTGCTACCAGTTTGTTCAGCCGGTATCTTGCAGTCCATATTACTCCTGTTCTGTCTCTTGATAGACGTTGATTAGGATTGTGCTATTATCGATTGCCTCGAATAGGTGCTGGCGGGTGCCATCTACGAATGAAGTATCGGTAGTCGGCTTGCCGTCTGCGCCTAGGTAATAAGCGTAGCCAGGAACATAGTTGTGGCCGCCTACGAAAGTGTAGAAGCCAGAACCCTGGATTAGGTAGTTGCCTTCAACAGTGCTGTCCTTCTCGAGGAGAATGAACTGGGCCTTATTCTCTGGCGAGGCTAGGCGGATATCGTTAGGCGTGTTGTTATAAACATAACCTGCACGAACCTGATTTGCTTCCCACTCCTGGGTAAAGCCGTTGCCAGCGACACTATAAGTGTTTGGCTGGAAGGTTGCGCCCGGAGTAATCCTGTTGATTGGGAGGTGGTAGAGGAACGGAAGGTTCCTGCCACACTGCTGATCGCGGAGCTTAGCTGCCATCAATAGGTATCCTTCGTCCGGGAGCTTAGTCTGGCCCCATACCGGCACGTCTTCTGCATCGATATTGTTTACTGGGTAATCGTTACACTTGCTCATATTAATTCATCTCCAACGGAATAAATACCGCTTTAACTGCGTGGACGCGCCATTCGCCACTATGCACTGCCATACCTGCGCTTGGGACGTCGCCAGTATCACGAGCGTGAAGCTTGATAGTGCGACCCTTAGGAACGACCATACACGCGCTACAAGATTCGGACATGTCGGCACCTGCTACAGAAACTTGCCAGGTAGAGTGGGTCGAGCTGACGCGCTCTCTATCCATAGAGTAAGACTCGTTATCAAGCATACAGGTTACATCTACTTCTGCGACGAACCCGGCATCCTGGTTCTTTAAGTTCACACAATAGTTAACAATCATGACGCCGCAAGTTGGGGCGCGCCAAGATTGCTGGTCATCTGGGGCAACAATAATCTCGTCGCTCGTCACTGAGTTGCTAATGAAATAAGTAGAACCCTGTGGGTTGGACCAGCGAGTGGTGAACTGCTTTGCGTTAGCACAGAGCGAGGTAAGGACTGGGCCGATAACTGGTTTGCCGTCTGCCGTCTGAGAGATGACGAGCGTATTGCCATGCTCGTCTACTGGGAGAGTGTCAACCTTCTCAGGTTGGATATAGCCGAATTCGATCCCGTTGCCGGTATCGGATGGGCGATACATACCCCACCAGTATTCGTCTGTGCGTGGCGGCACGTCTAGCGCTTCGAGACAGCCGTTGCTGTTGAAGCCAGCAACCCAGTGGAGACCATTGGTGAGATGCTCAGAAGCATACCAGTGGACCCAGGAATCGGATACGCCGGTACAGCCAGGGCCGCAATCGTTCTCTGCCTTATAAACAAGAAGCGAGCAGTTTTCTGGTTGCTCGTCCTCAACATTTGCTAAATCTTCTAAGTTAATATATTTGGCGATATCTACTGGGCAGATGGTTTCGATGTAACCTTCCTGGCCGTCAGTCGCCACATAAAGTTCGTTTTGGTATTCAATACAACCAGTCTTCTGGTTCTGTGTCATGTGAGTTTTCGTCTCACAGTTTTGAATCCCCGGTCGAAGCTCAAGAGTATCTGTGCAACCGTCGACCGTCACTCCGATGGTGCAAGCCGTGTTCGGCACCCAATCTACTACTGGGCAGTGGTCGCACGACTGCTTCTTTTTCTTACAACCGCAAGGATTGATTGGCATACAAGAGCTGCAGCTCATATGTATATCCTCCTATTAGTTTTAACGTTAAAAACCTAGTGGTTTGGTTTAATTATAGCAAACAAAAATACCCCAATTGGGGTACCTTTGCTAAGCTTTGCTTAAACCGAATGTATTTTGCGTCAATACTTCTTCAGTATAGCATACTAACTGCTCTTAGTATAGTAAATAGTTATATCTGCAGAGCTATTTGCTACAGATTGTCCAGCCGACGCATTTAGGTAAATATTTGTAGTATCGGCCCTAACTGCAGTAAAGGTCGTATTGTCCCAATACATCGGTATCGGCCAATATTGTCCAGATATGGCACTGAGCATAGTACCCTCAATTTTGATGACTTTTTGTAAGCCGGTGACGCTATGCGGGACACTGACTGTGCTACCGCTGCCGATACTGTTGACGTGAAAAGTCTTTCTATAAACAGCATTACCGTCCGTCCATGTCCCCACTTCTTGCTCTGCAGAGGAGTAGGTCGTAAAAGAAGCCTTCGATGGGGTAACGGCATCATCGGCGATTTTATTTGTCGTTACAGCATTGGCGACGATATCGGATGATTGGACGTCTCCGATATCAATCTTGCCGGCGACTGATGCTGCCGAAGCTTTTCCGGCTAGTTCGGTTTCTAGGTCGGCCCCTCCCGTGAGGAGGACGGCCGAGCCTAGAGTCTGGGGATAAGTGATATCCCCATTGTCTTCTTTGAGTGTCTTAATGTAGCTTGCCATTATACATATACTCCTAGTAGCGTGTTAGCTGCGAGCGCCGCACCCTCGCCAGGGTCCGTCGTTGTAAGTTGAAGCTTTAAGAATTCCCCTGCAGAAGTCTTATCGAATGTGATAGAACCGTCAGTGATTTCCGAACCAGATACCGTGGTGCCAGGCGTGGTGACGCTGACTGGGTTCTCGGAATGGACATAATCCACAGCAGAGATTGTATTAGACGAGATACTGATGTGATCTCCAGCGGCATAGTTAGGGATGGCCGGGAGGTTCGTCAGGTCATTGTAGTCGCCAGATGTAGCTACCGTAGCGAGCTCATCGACCTCTACGTAAGTGCTCGTCCCATCAGAACCGTCATTGGTCAAGTCTGAAGTCTTAGTTGGAACTGTAGGCTGAGTGGCATTCAATGTAATCGTACCGTTAGAATAGCTGCTAGTCATATTGGTGCCAGCTACAATCTTGGAGGCCATGTTGCGAGTTTCGACTGTCCAAGTTCCGCCACTGGCGTTTGTAAGTTTGTAAACGAACACCTGGTCACACTGCTGAGAATCAGTCTTAGAGCTAACCGAACGGACATACTGGAACTCTACGTTAGTAGGGTTGGTCTCAGCGCTGACGTATGCCATGAAAGCGAGACGTGTCTGGGCACCGGTGGCTGGGTTGGCGTTCGAAGAGGCTCGGCAGTAAACAATCTTGTTGTTGTTGTAGGCGTCGATGAACTTTGCCCAGGCGTTTGATTCGCCATATTTCATAATGACGAACTTGTCTGACTTCTCTCCCCAGGTACCATCTCCCTTGAGGACCTTAGTATCGTCGCCTGCAGCAGGTGCAGGTACGAGGCCAGAGGTTCCAGCCACAGAAGAGGTGGCGCCAGTCATAATCGAATAAGTAGTATCAGTAGCAGAGATAACATTCTGGGCGGAGATTTGGACGTTAGTTCCAGCAGTGTAGGTGGTATCAGTGGCGGAGATTGTGTTGTTGCTAATTTGGATATTCGAGCCTGCCGTGAGCGCATCCTGCTTGCCATTCCAGGTTGTTATGTCGGACGATGTAACGAACTTATTGGCAGAAGTGCTATCGTCTACCAAGTCTGCATCGAGTTTATTGCTCGAAGTAATCTCAGTCTGAAGCCCAGAGACAAGGTCGCCAACTGGGATGTCAACTGTATTGCCATTCTGGAGCGTCAAGATAATCTTCTTGTTTGCGTTATCGTAACTACCGTTCACAACTACTGATTCAAGCGGGAGGTCAATAACCTGGGCAGTCCCCAGAGTGTTGCCGTCCTGGTCTTTCAGAGTAGTGGTAACTTTATAATCTGTAGTGTTGATAGACACCGAGATAGATGCACCGTATTTTGTAGAAGCTGGGAGGGCGGAGACATCTGCCGCTGTCGTAGGGACAGTAATGTTAATTGTCTTGTCAGCCGAGGCGTTCGCCGTGAAAGTGCCAATCGCCGTGCTGTTCTTCTGAATCGTCAAAGTGGCGTCATTGACAGTCGGGATAGTCGGCTTATCGATGAGGTCGTCGTAATCACCTGTAGTAGCCACTGTAGCAAGCGATGGCTTATTAAGAATCTGAGCCACGCCGCTAGCAGCGTTCCAGTCTGAGTTGACCTGCGCTGCAGGGATTGTAGGCTTATTAGATAGGTCGTTATACGAGCCGCTTGTAGCGACCGTGGCTAGGTCGTCAGCCTCCACATATGTAGAGGTGCCATCACTGCCGTCGTTCGTGAGGTCAGATGTCTTGGTCGGGAGGTCAGATAATTCTGCGATCACTGATGTGTCTACCGAGAGAGTAGTGCCAGTGATGTCGATGCCAGTTCCAGCAGTATAGGTAACTCCAGGAGGCGTGTCCCATGTGCCATCTGCCTTGAGGTATTCTCCTGCGTCGGCGGTTGTTGGGGCCGGGACTAAACCATGCGTGCCAGCCGTCTGGCCATCTGTGCCTACAAAGTCTGAGTAGGTCGTATCAGTAGCGGAGATAACCCCGTTGTTAATCTGGATATTCGAACCGGCAGTTAAGGCCTCCTGCTTGCCGTTAAGGGCGGCCGTCACCACGCTGTTCTGAACTGGGTTAGTAGAGGACACGTCAAGGGCAGAATCTACCTCGACTGAGATAGTATCGTTCGTGATATCGATTGCGTTGCCAGCGGTCAGCGTGTCTTGCTTGCCAGACAAATCTGTTTGGGTAGCAACCACAGTAGTGTCTACTGAGATTTCGTTATTCGCGTCGATGCTAATGCCATTACCTGCAGTATAAATCTCGTCTGCTGGGGTAGCCCATGTACCATCACCCTGGAGGAATTTGCCTTCATCTCCTGCTGCTGGGGCTGGGACGTAGCCGTGTGCGCCGGCCGTGGAAGCCGTAGCACCAGTCATATCTACAATCGTCGGAATGGTTGGCTTATTCAAGAGGTCGTCATAATCGCCAGTAGTTGCTACGGTCGCTAGGTCGTCCGCTTCGACATAGGCAGAAGTGCCATCAGCGCCATCATTCGTCAAGTCGCTGGTCTTAGTAGGGATAGTTAAGGTGTTGATGAGACTGTTAACTTCTTGCTGGCTGTAAGTCTCGCTCTTTGTGTAGTAGTTAGAGAGAGCCGAGGTGGTGATAAAGCCCGCGCCGTTTGTCAGGTCAGAAGTGTCAGTAGGAACAATAATATTGGCGGTTGTGCCCGTCGCGCTGTTCGCTGTGAACGAAGCTACATCAGTTCCGTTCTTCTGGATCAGAAGCGTGGCATCATTAACCGTAGGGATTGTAGGGGTGTTAAGAAGGTCGCTATAGTCTCCAGTAGTTGCGACCGTTGCTAATTCATCTGCCTCGACATAGGTGGAGGTGCCGTCGGAACCATCGTTTGTGAAGTCCGAGGTCTTTGTTGGCATATCGTCAGCTTCTACATAGGTCGAAGTTCCGTCGCTACCATCGTTAGTTAGGTCTGAGGTTTTGGTTGGGAGGGCAGCCGACGTGATAAACCCTGCGCCGTTAGTGAGGTCTGAGGTATCTGTAGGGACCGTGATGTTCGCTACTGCATCGGATGATTGGTTAGCGGTGAAGGTCTGAACAGACGTGCCATTCTTTTGGATAGTTAATGTAGCATCGTTCACAGTAGGAATGACCGTCGAATCTGGGAGGGCACCGACGTCCTGAGCCGTAAGAGTAATATCGCTGCTAAGGGCCTTATTATTCACTGTACGCGTTAATGGGACAAAAGTGGCATCGGACTCGGCTTTCGTGTAGAACGGGCCTTCTGCGCCAATATAGCCCCACGTAGAGGTATCTGAATCCCAGCGATAGTAAGTCGTAGCATCATCCCTAGTTTCATCAGTGAGGACCTTAATGATGTCATTGTCGTGGAGCTTCGAGGTGTCGTAGGCCTGGAGGGCGGCGTAGGTGCCGACGATATCTACAACGTCCGAAGACGCCACGATGGCGTCAATCTGTTCCTGAAGCCCTTGGTCGGCGATTTCACGAGCGCTAGTCTCGTAACCGATTTGAGTATCGGTTTCGGTCTTAGTGTAGTAATCGTCGAGGGCGGCCGTTTCGACGTAAGTATCCGTTCCATCCGAACCATCGTTAGTGAGGTCTGAAGTTTTAGTCGGGACCGTGACGTTGACCGTTTTGTTAGTGATCGTAAGTTCGGTGCCATTCTCGAGGATATGCTCAATCTTGTTTACCTGGGCGCCTTCCTCAATTGTGTCGAGCTTCTCATTGATAGGCGCGACAGTCTCGTCAGTGTATTCTGCGGCGCGGCGCAGGATATCCTCGACGTCTACCGGCTGAGGCATCTGCGTAAATATCCCATCGCAGTCGAAGATATAAGCATTCTCAGTTTCCTTATCGACTACAATAGTCTCGCAATAGTCTCCTATCTTAGGAGTATAGCTATTTCTTATTACTGTTTTCATGGTCTTTCTCCTGTTCTAAGAACCATTTTTTATATTCTTCGACTTTCTCGGTAATATACGAGTTTCCCCCTGTCTTATGATATATATCATACTCGTCTAAAACGTTCTGATAGTTAGTTGGGATGTGATGCTCCGCTACGGCCATATGGTCTTCCATAATCATCTGCAGGATGGATTCTTTGGCCGAGTGGCGAGCCGAAGCCCGCCCTCGTATAATCGTAGTGATGATAGTAGTAATAGCCGTGACGACGCAAGAGCCTAAGCTAATCAAGGCTAGTAATACTGTATCAGACATCTTCGTATACCTTCTTTGTTACACCACCGACTGAGGCATAAATCTTCTTTAGCTTTCTGGTGCGGCCATTGACCGAGGCGTAGACCGGGCCGAGCTTTTTCGTTCCGCCGTTTACCGAACCGTATAACGCTACGCTAGAGCTGGTGTTAGAAAGCGTAATAGTGCGTATCTCTGATTGCATGCCGTGGTAGGTCATCCATCCCTCGATAGTAGCAGTTGACCCCACTGGGACAGTGACGCTAAAATTCGTCACGAGATCTACAGCGGCTACCGTGTCGTTATCGACATATACCCAGCTTCCATTTCCAATCCTATACCTGATAGTACGAGTTAGGTTAGCCGTATCATAGACACTGGCATTATTTGCCGCTACACCAGCAAAAGCTACTGGATAGACTTTAGCTCCCTGCCCGCCTGGGTCAGTGTATGAAAACTGTGGTGGAGCTGGCGGCAGATATCTTACTACCGACGTATCAAGCATTTCGGTCACCAAGCCTACACTATTATCCGCTCTGCACCCAAGGTAATAATGGACCAATCCTTGCATAGACCTCGGCGAATCGGCGTATGCCGTAGCTCCCTGCTGCGTCAAATTATTAAAATCAGTAGAATATGCAGTGGTATTAATGTTCCAGACATAGCGACCTTTAGATTTCCAGTTGCTGGAATTAACAGTTAAGAAATCGCTTGCGCTAGAGCCAGTCACAAAGTATGTGCTCATTCTGGAGCCAGCTACACCGCCCCAATGCTGTAGAGTCACGGTGGTGGATACACTATTCCATGTGCTGCTTTTATATATTACTGATAGCCCGGTCGGCGCCGAACCTCCAGAACCAATATTGATAGACCACGAGGCCGACCCAGAAGCAACCGAACCAGCGCTAAGAGAGGCCGCGATATTGTAAGAAGTGGTGCTAGCGGAGACGTTAGTGACGGTGCAGTTAAAAGTTCCAAAATCTACATATCCGCCAGCTGAAACTGGATTCATATTCTTTGTGATAGAACCCCCTCCAGTCAGACTAACGGTCACGCCGTTGTAATAAATATTTCCAGAGGTAACGACAGCGCGAACTGTGGCCTTAAAAGTGAGAGTGGAGCCAGAATGGACAACATCCCACACGTTGAGATTAAGGGCCATGTGTGGGTATTTGCTAGTCTGAATATCCTTCTGCCCTTGCCATCCTGAACTTGCCATTACTCACTCTCCTCGATACCGTATACGGCGATAAAGTGGTTAGCGGCTAGGGACGTTCCTTCTCCTGGGTCCGTGTCAGTGACAGCAATAACTGGGGCATTACTGAATGCCGTGCTAATCTCGCTAGTGATAGAGGTGTGCAAGAGGACGTCTTGTGCATCTGCATATGCCTTGGCCGAGTTCAATGTCGCCGCGTCCTGGGCAACCGCATAGTCTTTAGACGATTGGAGAGTGATCGTGTCCTGCTGGTCTACGTATTGCTGAGAGACCCCGCCCTGCCCGGAATGAGCATCGGTGTAGTCTTTAGCAGCCTGTAGGGTAGCAGCATCCTGGTCATCGACATATTGCTTGGTGACCTGACCGCCGTGCTGATCGGCATAGTCCTTAGCTTCCTGAAGAATGATAGCATCTTTGTTATCAGCGTAGTCCTCGGCCGCCTCCTGAGCAGCGAGGGCTTTCGCATTGACGTATCCCATCGGAGCGCCTTCTTGTTGTTTCGAAGTGTAGGTTGTCCACACTCCGTCCGAATCGAAGATATACTGCACGCCTTTGTCTTCATCGACAACAATCGTATTGCAGTAATCGCTCGTCTTCGGGGTGTATGAATTTCTAACAGTCGTTCTCATTATTCAGACTCCGGGGCTGGGCCACCTGTTAAAGTAAACGAACGGTAGCGTCCATCTGGAGCGTAGACGTAGGCGATGTTATTCGCGAAGTCGTAAACTGTCTGGCGTGGGATTGTGCGTGAGGCTGGGTCGAAGTTGTCAATAAACATCGGGGTCGAGCCGAAGCGTGTTGGGGTGCCATCGTCAGAGATGTAATAAACAGAATCGTCCTCCTGGTTGTAGACGAATGAATTCCTGAATGCCTGACCTTCGGTGAGGGTCGGAGCTACGAACGAACAAATCTTGACCATTGATTCGCATGGGCGGCAAGGGTCGCAATCCGTGCATTCCTTAATGTAAGCTCGTTCCGGACATTTGTGTCCTTTCTTTTTTAATGGGCAACGGCAGAGTCGGACCGGCGCACCGCAACCCATACAATTACAATTGCAACTCATATTTTCTCCTTATTTAAGATATCTAGCTATCATATCTTAAATAAATTTAAGGTTCTATAAAACCCCCACCCCCGCTAGGGGAGTGAGGGTGTGGGCGATTACTCGCTTTCGCCACCTTCGCACTGGACGTCGAAGGCGATGATGAAGACCTCGCGTGGGAAGAGCAAGTCGTTGTAGCCAAGGAAGGTTTCCTGGATAGATTCGTACTTGTTCTCGCAGGTTGCTGGGAAGTGAGTCATGTCCATGAGTGGCTCGACACCGGTCAAGAATGAACGGCGAGAAGCGATGACGACATAATACTTCGTGCCATCTGCGCTGAGGAATGGGTTGAAGCTGTTTACAGCAGAACCGTTGGTGATAGCACCAGTCGTGGTGTTAACAGTTGGGTTGTAGAACCAGATGTTGTCTGGAGCGATGTAGACAGTTTCGCCGAAGAGCTTGCCACCAAGTGGGCCCATAGCCTTCCAGCCGCCTTGTACCAATGGTACGTTGACCGTCGTAGCACCAGCGTTTGCGTTTGCAGAAGATGCAGCGCCGAAGCCAGTGTAGATGGTAGCACCTGGAGCGACCATGTCGCTTTCGAAGTAACGGTGAGCAAGGATACCGTACTCAGTGAGACCGCCGTAGACAGTCTTCATGTAGTTGATAGCCTGGCTCAAGATTTCGTAACCGTTAGCGATAGCAGAACCACCATCGATGTAGTGGGTTGCGAAGCAAGCGCGATCGGTTGGGATCATCGTCTGGGTTGCCTGTGCAGCGGTGAGAGCCTGGCACATAAATGCGTTCCAAGCAAGGATACCCTGAATCTGGGTGTTAGCTTCAACGCTCTTGCGGAAGCGCTCTTCGAGCGTACCGTAGGTGAGGCGTTCGGTTTCAACACACCAGGAAGCGCCGACGCGATACATCTTGTCGAAGCGGATTTCCTTCTGGCGCCAGGTAGGTACCGTAGAGACACAACCTGGGGTACATTCCATATCCATTACTGGAGGACAGCTGACGCCGTCTTTGTAGGTAATGTCAGAAACGTTGACTAGGTTGAATGGGTTCTCTGGGTTCTCAAAGCGAACGATGAGAGAGTGACTAATTTGAAGGTCACTAGAAACAGTCTTAACTTCTGGGTTAAAGAACTGGAGACCTGCGAAAGTCGCAAAGCGGTCTTTAAGGATAGTTGGATGGTACTTAACCTCCATCAACGGAAGATGGTCAGCTGGTGAAAGCGGGGTATCATCAATGGATTTGGTGTAATCACATACAGCCATTGGATTAATTCTCCTAAGTTAAAGTTAAATCAATCCTAGCAAATGTAGAAAAGTCACCTATTTTTTACGAGCTTCTCCCTGTAAGAAATCCTTAGCCTGCTGAAGTTGCGGGTGCGGCGCTTTGCCATACCTTTCCTGTTGAGCAGACCAGACGATAATATTCTCAGCTGCCGTACGGTCCATTTGCTGAACCTGCTGGATTGGAGAGTTATCATCAATAGTATTCGATGGGGATGGGATGCTAGCCGGTTGATTGGCCGCGGCAATTGCTTTCTCTGCTTCTATTAGCTTCTGCTTTTGACCAGCATATTCTAATACTCTGTTGATCGCAATCTCGTTGCCATTCATTGGATTCCAGCCATTTGAAATCATCTCTTTGTAAAAGTTCGCATCTACCTTAACATCTGGACATTCACGTTCAACGATTAGTTGAGCGTTCCAAATATCCATGTCAGATAGAACATGTGGGGCTGCTGGAGCCGGAGCTTCAGTTTTTGCAGGTTCCTGTTTAAGGACATCCTGTACTGCCTCAGCTTTAGGTTGGTTCCGAAGTTGCTGGTTTCTCTTAACGAGTTCCGCCACAATTTCGTTTGGAGTTCCTTTGATGTTTTGGTTCTCCAGATACTTCTGGGTCGCCTCATCGAAGGTCGGTTCTGGGGTCGTACTTACAACTGTTTCCGCTGGTGCTGGAGATGCCTCTGCAGCAGGAGCTTGCGTGGCCGGTTCGGCTGGCGCCGGAGCAGCTTCAGGAGTAGGGTTAACCGCATTTGCGTTTTCCATTACTTCTTTCCTTATATTAATTTACTAGGTAGCCTTACGGCTTAATTTCATTTTAGCACAACTATTTTTTCAAATTGTGCTGGAGCTGCTTGCGGCCATCTTCTGAAGCGAAAATCAATTCAAGATGTTGGAGATTGCTCTCAAGCAGGCCAACATCACGGGAGGCAAGAGCAAAGTTGTTTGTCTCTATCCCGTTCTTAATGTTAGCTAGGGCGGACCGAATCCCCCGGATATAATTCCGGGAGAGTTCGATTGCGCCGTATTTGATAAGTAAAGTTTTTACTTCTTCGTCCTTATTCATGTTCGTCCTTTACATTGCTATGTTACCAAGAGGCTCAACTGGCGACTGGCTCATATTGGCCTCGATACCCTGGGAGTAGTTGTCGAATCCCATGTCTACCGTCCCGCCTTGCGGAGATACTGCCATCTCCTCTGTGAACTGGTCTTGATAGCCAGGTTGCTGGGTGGCGGCGGCGGCGTTGTAGATTTGTTCCATATCTTGTGGGCTCATACCACGGACCATATCCTCAGTGATTGGAGTCTGGGCTTGTTCTGCCTTGGCCTGCTCAAGAGCTTGCTGTGCCTGGAGGATTTGCATCGGGTCGATCTGTTGCTCTTGGATGAAGCTGTCTGCTTGCTGGCGAGTGACAACACCTTGGGAGATAATCGGGACCAAAGTCTTCACGAGGTTCTCTTTGTTAATACCTTCGACGCCTACGAGAGTTTGCAAAATCATCAAGGCGTTGCGGCCCTGCTCTGCTCTCTCTAGCTTAATCTTCGAGGAGAGCTTGGCGCGGATGATTGCACGGCCGAGGAGGTCTTCCTTGGAGAGAACTGCGACGGAACCTTCATATGGGAAGGTGAGTTCATCCTTCTGGTCGTAGATAAGGGTGAGCGCGAACATCTTCTGAGTAAGCTCAGACATACCGACTTCGATGTTAGCGAGCGGAGCGTTCATACGCTGAGAGACTGCGCCAACCATAGCAGAGGTTTCTGCGGCGGTTGCGCGGTTGCCAATCATAGCCTGGAGTTCGAACTGGTCAGTGGCGCCGAGCATACGCTTGATGCGCTGTTCACGACGTTCGATAGCCGAGATGCACGGAGACATATCGTGCCCCTTGTTCACGACACCGAAGGTTTGAAGCGTACCCTCTACAATCTGGCCAGCTACCTGAGACAACTTCTCGAACTGTTCTGCGTCATAGGAAGCAGACATGAATGTGAGCGGGGCCATGATTGAGAGGTTATGGTTCATCACTGCTTCGATAGAGCAGATAGCGTCGAAGTCATCGAGACAATAGAAGAGTGGAGAGATTGGGAATGTTTCCCAGTCTGCATCGATGAATGGAATAGTCACGATTGGGGAGTCTACGCGGACGGTGTCATTGCGCTTCTTCTCTTCGCCCTCTGAATCATAATACTTAACCGGGATTGTCTTCTTTAGCTTATCGACTTCAAGCTGAACAATGAAGCGGCGGTTGATAATTACGGCGTAGACGTTTGAGATGAGGTCCCAGATATAAGCGACCTCGACGTCCTCCCCCTTATAACCTGGCTCCTTCGGCGAAACCTCTTTGCCATCCTTATCGACAGACTTGGAATCCGCTACTGGGTCTATGGCATAAATCGATCGGAAAGTGTTGAGGTCGGAAGTAATCTCATCCTCCCAGCGGTATGGGTGGGCGCCAGAGAGTTCTGAGACATACTGGTCGACGTCATTAATAGTCTTGAGCATATAGCCGTAACCCTTCTTGTAAATTTCAGCCTTAACCTCAGACCACGCCCTAACTTCAGTGAAGCCCGTGAAGCGAGCGCGGTTAGTCTTGGAAGCGCGTGGGTCATGAAGCATCTTATAGGCATCGATGAGAGACACCTTAAAACGGCCTTCGCCCTGCGGCTCGAGGAAGAAGTTTGCCTGGCCCTGCATAACCATCTTGCGGGTGGCCTTCGGGAGGAGGGCGTCAATCTTATTGTCTTCGTTGAAGAACTTAGCGAGGCTCTCGAGCCGGTCTACTAGGGCAGGGTCCTTCTCCGCATATTCATCTGCTGGTTCGTATTCGAACTGAGCGGCGCCGCCCATCGTCATACTGACCCAGGTCTCTACTGCGTTGAAGACGGTATCGTTAGTGGCATCAGGGATTGTGTTGCACAAATGCTTGAGGCATTTGAGCAATTCTGGGTTCCCATTGCCGATATTCTGTTTATATTTGTCAGCGTTCTCCTTATAAGTATTGTGGAGAGGACACTGCTTGTACGCTAGGATTGCTCTTTCGCACATAGCAATGAGTGGGAGCCGGGCTTCGGCCGCTTCATTGACATAGCGAAGCAAGTAGTCGTACTGAACTGACTTGTCTTTTCTAGCCATTAGTACATCCTATTTAATTTAATAACCAAAAGGTGCATACCTTTGGTTCAATTTTAGCATTAAAGTCTAGACCTACTGCTTGGGTCTTTACGCATATACTTCTTGAATTTGTTCATATCGAGCGATGCGGCGTAAATGATTCTCGCCATCACAGTGTCGTCGTGGTATGGTTCACCGTTCTCATCTTGGCCGGTAGCCTCGGCGCGGTAGCCGCCGCCCGGGAGTTGGGTCCAGTTGAAGTGCTGGGCTTCCCTCAGGAATAGTTCGTCGTGCGGCTTATAGATGCCCTGGTTGAGGAGGAACTTCATCCTACGAATTGCTTCGTTCTTGAGCGGCATCGTCGTGCGAATCCCATATTTCAAAACTCTAGTGGAGTTGTGTACGTCAAGCCAGAGACGAGGATAACCGATGCCTCTAATGAATTCGATCATCGTCTCTCCCATATTTCTTTCAATAAGAATCTCTGCCTTGTTGTAGTAGGTGGCGAGATTGACGGCGAGCTCGGCGCACTCCGTCTGCTCGATATACTCTACAAACGAACAAACCTCCTCATTAGTAGCCTTATCGATAACGACACCAGCGGTGCGGTCGGCGGCGTAGCCAGAGGATGGGTCGATAGAGAGAATATATCTGTGACCCGGGACCGGGGCGATGTATTGACGGATGGCGCTCTTCGGGCATTCAGCCATAACGACTTTGTTGGTCTTCTGGTCGAGGAACTGGTCGAGACACTTGTAATCGTGCGGATGCTCGAGCCAATAGTTAACAACCTTAGCAGGGAGGACTGGGCGGCCCGTTGCCTGGAAGGATTCGTCTGGTTCACTCGGGTAGTTCTCGAACATATAGTCCTGGTCTGCCTTGGCTTCTTTGTCTAGTGTTATGTCATAAAAGTTCAGCTTATCAACCCACTCGTCCTCTGGGTAGCCAGCCTCCTCAAAGATATCCATGAGCTTCATATCGTATTCAGTCGGCTCATACTTATCAAGGTCGTAGAAGCGTGAGAGCTTGTCTGGCTTAATCTCATACTCGTGCTGCATATGCCACGGGAGGAAGATATGTTTGATGCGCGAGCCTGGCTGCTGGGACTGGCGGACAACATCGTAGAAGTGGTTGGAGCCGTTGGAGGTCGAGACATAAACCGTTAGCACCATGCCAGTCTTAGGCTGGGTAGCGAGGACACCGCGCTCAAGGTTAGAGACGTTGTTGTAGAAGGCGTACTCATCGAGGATGACAATCTGGTTGGTCTGGGAGCGGCCGGCAGCGCGAGACTCAGAACCGCCGATACGAACGTTGCACCCCATAGACACGCCGTGGAAGTCGCGGACCTTGACGTATGGGTTAGGCGATGCTGTGGCATACATATCTGGCATCAGTTGTGGGTGGGTCGCTTCCATCAGCGGAATCCATTTCTCGACGAAGAACTGGTTAGCGAGCTGGTCGTTCGGGAACAGGTGGGTCAGGTTGATGTTCTGCTTACGAGAGACGATGTATTGTTCGAGGGCGGCAAGCACGACAGAGATACCCATCTGGCGGGACTTGTGAATCACGAGCGTGACTGGCTCCGGCACCTTCGCAAAGATAAAAGGCAAAATGAGACGAGCAACCTCACGCTGCGCTTCGTTCAAAATGAACGGAACGGCATGACCTTGCTTGTCGACAATCATCTTCCCCTTTGCGCAATACTGGGCGAAGTCCAACATCACAGATGCGAAGTCTGCTCGGTCGAGCTTCTCCCAGTGATTGTAAAGGGGAGTAATCAGTTTTGATTTACTCCCCGTAGCCATTATTTATTGGTGGCTTTCTTGAGGCGGGCGACGCGACTCTCTTTCTCCGTCTCAGTATGTTCTTCTTTGTCTTCGAATATTGGCTCTTCTGGCTCCTCGACTACTGGGGTAGTCTGGACTTCCTTAGCCTGTTCGATAGGCTTGATGGTTTGGTTGGCGGCGCCGACTGCTCTGATTTCCTGACGTTGAAGGATGTCAGCAATCTGAATCTCAATCGTAGAGATTGCGCGCAAGAAAGCGATAGCCTCTGCTTTAGTGGTGATACGAAGTTGCGAGATAGCCGCAATCTTCTGCTGTGTACTCTGTTGACCTCGGTACATTACTTACTCCTTTTTAGTAGTTTCTTTAACGATTGTGTGGCGGATTTATCCACGTCAATCTCATCGTAGGTGGCCGTCATATCTTGCAAGATAGAGATGTTTGCTTTCTTGTCAGAGATAATCTTCTTGAGCTTCTCGACATCCTTATCGCTGAGAAGGTCGAGGTTATCTTTGAGCGTTTGCTCGTAGCAAGCAATCTCGTGAGTCTCATCGCCAATCAAATGACTTAGGGCCTGGGCGACACTTAAACCCTGGTATTCGACATACTGCTCAGGGGAATCGACATCTACTACCAACATATTAGGTAGCACTTCTTCAGGGGTTAATGCGCCGCGCATTTCTTTTATATCATTCTTCATTGTAAATTACTCCTTTATAAAGTAATTATACATCGAGCTTGCGCCAATCTAGCTCGAGCGGAATCTTGATAGAGGTGTTCTTCGAACTGAAGCGGGACTTGGCAATCTCGACCTCAAGCTTCTGGACCGTGCCCTTGATATCTTTCTTGTTCGCCTTAAAGTCGAGGCGAAGAGAGGAATAGTATTTAGGGCTGGCGCCGCCTGGCGTGTTCACGATTGGAACTGGGCCTGGCGCAATCTTCTTGTGGTTGACGAAGATGAAGGCTGTATTACTGCCGTTCAATTTACGGATAAGCTGCTTCATCCAGCTGGTCATAGCCTTAGCCTGGGCGAGGCGGGTGGACATAGTCTGTTCATTG